AGCGCGATTGCGTATGGATGCGAAAATCATTCGAACGCCTAAAATAACGTAGGCGCGAAAATCATTCGAACGCCTAAAATAACGTAGGCGCGAAAATCATTCGAACGCCTAAAATAACGTAGTGACAACGCAAATGGCCTTGCAACGTAAGTCCTTCATTTTCAACGAGTTACAACGGCGGGACCGGGGCGAGCCGTCGTAACTCTTTCATTTTCAACGAGTTACTCGTCTTTTAATTGATCAACCGACCTTTGTTCTTCTTTATGGGTATTATGAAGGCGATTGTTTCTACAGTAAGAACAGGAGCCATTGTTTCGGCAAGTTTTATCGAAACGTTTAGAATCGTATTTTCTAGGATAGTCTTTCTTTTTTGTTCTGCTCATTTTGATTTATTGAAGATATTTTAAGCGATTAAAGAAAAGAAGCAAGGGAATTATTCCCCAACAATTTCGACAACCCCGGAAGAGAGGTAGATTGAATTGATTTCAACCTCCTTTCCATCGATGAGGAGGACAACCTTCGTGTCCTTGCTGGAGTCGGATTCGAAGATGGAAAGGGCGAGTTGGAGTTCTTTGACTGTCATGATGTTAGTATAAGGGTAATTCGATTTAATGCAAGGGTTTTTTTTCGTGTTTTTCAATGACAAACAGCATGGGCGAACCATGCAATGCCAACGATAACAAAACAAGCAACAACAAAAGCAAGGGCAAGATCAAACAGGTCTTTCATCATGAACAAAGATAACATAAAAAAAAGAAAGGCGCAAGTAATTATTTCCTTTTCTTTTCCATGATTGCGCCATGTTCATTTGAACACCCAAAAAAAGTGTTGACATTGGCACGAATCTTGAATTGATTGCGTTGTAACTCGTTCTTTTTCAACGAGTTACGACGGCGCGACGGGGGCGAGCCGTCGTAACTCGTTCTTTTTCAATGACTTACGAAGGGTTTTTAAACTGTTCATTTGAACACTAAAAGCGGCGTGATGTTCAAATGAACATCACACGAAAAAGCGGCATTATATCGCTATATCGCTATATAGCGAAGTATTGACTAACAAAGAGAGAAGGTGAAAACCTTCTCTCTTTTTCCTTTCTTATTTGCCAGATTTAGCAATGGTTCACTTGTCTTTCAATCCAGTTTTCACAAAACAAATCGATGAAGTCGATATCTTTAATTTCCATAACATATTCCTTTCCTTTGCGGGAAACTAAAACGTGATCTTGTCCCACAAGATTTTCAAGTGTCCAATACTCGCCAGCAATGTGAAGAGTAATTTCTTCCCCTTTAAGGGTTTGAGCCATTGCGATTTGAAGGTCTTTTTTGATTTGTTCTTTCATGTTTTAAGTATAAGCGATTAAGAGAAAAGCGCAAGGGTTTTTTTCGTGTTTTTCTTAAAGGGAAAGAATCCATTTGAGAAGAGAACCATCGCAAGAGAAGGAGAAGATCTTTCCTTCGTGCTTCACGCGAAAAAACGAACGCCCCCCAAGCCTTTCATGTTCAACGTCCATTGCCTTTTTAATCGCCAAGATGTAACCGCTTTCTTCTTTCATGATGTTAATTTACCCTATTTTTGGTTTAGTTCAAGTCTTTTTTTCGATTATTTCGCTTCGATTTCGTCAACCTGATATTCAAGGGAAAGGCGGATACAGGACCACGAATGGCCGGGAAACATCGCCGCGATTTCTTTCGCGATTTTTTCCAAATCACCTCCGAATTCGGCAACGAATTTAGCGGCGTCTTCGATTTCTTTGATCATGTTCATGTTGTAATGATACCACTTTAAACCTGATACGCAAGTTATTTTGTGCTTTTTTTTTCATCAATGTTTCCGCGATTGCGTGATGTTCAATTGAACGCCTTTTTTGTTTATCGCTATATCGCGATATATCTATATCGCTATATCGCTATATTGTTTTGCTTTTTAAATGATGTTCAATTGAACACTTTTTTTCTGAGTAGAAATGTCCGTAACTCGTTCATTTTCAACGAGTTACGACGGCGGGACCGGGTTTTTGCGTCATAACTCGTTCATTTTCAACGAGTTACGAAGGGTTTTTAAAGTGTTCATTTGAACACTAAAAGCGGCGTGATGTTCAAATGAACATTACATGAAAAAGCGGCATTATATCGCTATATCGCTATATCGCTATATAGCGAAGTATTGAATAAGCGATTGAGAGAAAAGCGCAAGGGGTTTTTTTCGATTATTTAAAGGGGAGGGAGGCTTTTGCCTCCCTTCGCGTTTCAGACAAGAGGTTCATTGTTCTTGTTAAGCTTGACAAAGATTTCATCTTGAAAATCGCAATCGAGCAATTGGCCCTCTTCAGTTTCAACCACCATCATGGGATAGCCTTGGATATCTTCAATTTCAATTGCCTTGACAATTTCGCCAGTGCCGACAATCTGCCAGTTTCCCTCTTCAGAGGGAAAGGGACGAACGAATTGCGTGTAAAGTTTCTTTTCGTAGTATTCTTTGTTCATGATGTTAGTATAAAGGATTTAAGGGAAAGCGCAAGGGTTTTTTTCGATTATTTAAAGGGGAGGGAGGCTTTCGCCTCCCTTTTCTTTTCAGACAGCAACGGAATCATTCCACCATATAAAACGTTCAACGTCTTTTACAAGAACATCAAACAATTCACCGTCTTCATTCGAGACCGTCAAAACGTCGTCTCTATAAACCTCTTCAAAGAGGTATTGTTGCCCGTAATGGGTTTGAACAAAAACGTATTCGTTTTTGCTGACACGTTCCGCTTTTTCGATTTGCTCTTTGTTGATCATGTTCTAAGTATAAGCGATTAAAGAGGGAAGGCAAGGGTTTTTTTCGATTATTGCGCCGCCATTTCGTCAACCTGATATTCAAGGGAAAGGCGGATACAGGACCATGAATGGCCGGGAAACATCGCCGCGATTTCTTTCGCGATTTTTTCCAAATCACCTCCGAATTCGGCAACGAATTTAGCGGCGTCTTCGATTTCTTTGATCATGTTCATGGGAGAATATACAAGAAGAAAAGGGAGAATCAAGTCTTTTTTTGATTTTCTTTTGACCCTCTAGGCGCTTGCGTTTTAGGCAACGCCAAGCGCCAAACGAGCGCGACGGGCAACAAGCGCCTTCGCGTCTTCAATCGGAAGCAAGACAATTCCCTCACTGGTAAGGGCGGAAATGACCCACTGATAAATGACAACGCCTTCGCCAGCGGTGCCGTTAGGAACTTGACGCATTGTGGATTTACGGCCCACAAAAGGAATGTCAGAGGTGAAAGGGGCGAAGGTGACAAGGGAGCCAAGGGCAAGGTTTTCTTTCATGATGTTAGTATAACCGATCCCGCGAAAAGCACAAGGGTATTTTCTCTTTTTTTTTCGCGTTTTATTTACGCGGTCGCGTAGTGTTCACATGAACACCATAAGGGGGTGGGGTTAATTAAAATCCGACTAGACTAACATAAACCCAAAAAGAGAGGGGGGGTGGGTATTTTTATAAATCCAAACCAATTCCACGTTATCCAATACCATCCAACACAATTCCAATCCACCCAATTATCTATCCCCTATATATATCCTATCGCATACATTGCGAGACTATATGCGATCACATACAAAAAAATACCCCTATTTAATCATTCGTTTCAATTCGATGAAACTCAGAAAAGGGTTGAAGAGTATCAATATAAGAAAGGTAATCACAACAATCTCTATCCACACCTAAGAACCTCACTCCCCCTTCTTTATCTATAAAAATAATCTCTCCAGTAGCATCACTTTCGGGGGTAATGACTTGAAAGAATCCTGTAGGATATTTGTCAAATTCGTATAGGAAGTTCATAATTTTGTCCATTCTTTTTCTTTATAATATCCCGCCCACTGAACATTTGAATAATAACCATACAAATGATTACTCCAAATTAAACCCAAATTTGGGTATCTGGTTAACATAACGAGTGGGGTTAAATCTGCTTGTTCGTGTTTTTCGTGCGGATTGATCAAGCGTTTGTCTTCAAATACGAAATCCACACCTCCTTGTGGGCAAAGATAAGGGACCGCCACAAGAACATTTTGGCACCGATTTAGAACTTCTTTTGATTGTTCTATGGTCAGATGCTCTAATACATCTCCTAAAATAACCAAATCATAATTGCCCAAATTCCACTTTTCTTCTCTTACATCTCCTATCAAGGCTTGATTATACTTGCTTCTTAAATTATAGGCGTCAATATATCCCTCGTAGATTTCGAGGCAGTCTAATTCATACCCGTGAGGTTTTAAAAGATCGGCATAAGTCCCTACCCCCGGACCTACATCTAGGACTTTTGAATAGTAGGGGAAGTTTTTTTGCACAAACTCAATTGCTTCTTTTTTTCCAAATGGATACGAATGTGGCATAGTCTTTTCTACACTTATATGTGTAATTATTAGAGATGTCAAGCAGAAAAAGTTTCAAGACGGGTTTGCTCTTGGGCAATGTTGAATTAACCCCTAAGCAACAAAACTTCTTTAAAATCATGACCCATAAGGGGACGAAGGTTGTTTTCCTAAGCGGACCAGCGGGAACTTCTAAAACCTTTTTAGCAGTTTATGCCGCCCTTCACCTCTTTAACGAAGATTCTAAAAACATAAAAATTCACTACTTGAGGACGGTGGTCGAGTCTGCCCAAAAGAGCTTGGGGTTTTTAAAAGGATCTCTGGAAGACAAATTTGATCCATATATGACCCCACTTATGGACAAAATCAATGAGATCTTGAATGAGAAGGAGGTTTCCCTTCTTACAGATCAACACGCCCTTCACGCTGAACCCATTAACTTTATTCGTGGACAGGATTGGAAAAACAGGGTGGTTATTGCAGATGAAATGCAAAATGCCACAATACCAGAAATTACAACCATTCTTACCCGAATCAATACTAACAGCAAAATTTTTATCTGTGGAGATGAATTCCAAAGTGATATACGAAATACAGGATTTTCTAAAATGTGTAAGACATTCAGCACGGAAGAAGCAAATTCTCACGGAATTTATCATCTTCGTTTTGAGAAAGAAGATGTGATGAGAGACCCAGTTATTATTTTCCTTCTAGATCAGATAGAAAAAATTGGCAATTGATTTTCATATAGAAAATCTATATAATTAAAAGTAAAAATAATGAAAACCGAATATTGTATTAAATGTGGAGGAAAGGCTGAATTTAGTGTTTCCAAACCCAAATTTTGCCCAAGTTGCGGAGAACCATTTAATCGTGTGGATTCTTCTTTTTCAAGCGCATCTAGAAAACCTGTTCGCAAAAAAGAACACGAAGAAGATTATGATGACGACGAAGATGATTTTGATGACGAAGATGATGACTTGAGGGAGTTTAATATTAATTTAGCTGCTCTTAAGAGAAAAAAGATTTTTACTGCCGAAGTTGGAAGCAATCAAAGAATTACGATTGGAGATTTAACTCCATCCAATTCTCAGGGTAGTAGAGAAACCCGCGCCCCAAGAAGCGGAGAAGAAAATTTAGAAGGCGCGGATTTATTAAGAAAAATTCAATCTGAGTGCAGAACCGTCAAGTCTCAAACAGAATTGGATTAATAATGAATTATTCATTTGAAGATAAACTTGACGAAATAAACGAACTACTTGTTCGTAATCGTGTGAAATGGCAACTGGATGCCCTTTCTTGGATGGATTACGACGATGTTTGTCAAATCATCAGAACCCACATTTATACAAAGTGGAGTTTGTGGGATCAAAGTCGAGCTTTTAAACCTTGGTGCAGTAGTGTTATTTCTAATCAAATATTTAATTTGGTCAGAAACAATTATGCAAATTTTGCCAAGCCATGTTTGAAGTGTGAATTCAATACTGGTGCAGAGTCCTGTAGTCGAACAAAGAGTTTAAAACAAGATTCTTCGTGTAAGCTTTATTTAAAATGGGAAAAAAGCAAAAAAAATGCTTATGACATAAAAATTCCAGTAAGCATTAATGATTCAGAAATAATTAATACATTAAAAGAGGTTTCTTGCTTTAACTATGAAGAAAAGATAGAAGAAATACATTCCAAAATCCTTTCTCAATTGTCAAACACAAGACACAGAGAAATTTATAGAATGTTATATATCGAAGGTTTGGAGGAAGAAACTGTTGCCAAAAAAATGAATTTTAAAAAGGATACAACATCAGAACGGAAGTCCAACAGATACAAGCAAATAACTAATCTTAAAAAGAAATTCTACGAATTAGCCAAGCAAGTAATTATAGAAAATGACATTTTGCCATGACCCTCTCCCAAGAGCAAAAAGAAAAAGTCTTGGAGGAATTTAAAAAAAACCAAGACCTCAACCTTATTACCCAAACCGTTTTTAGAGACGAAAGCCTCGATGGAAGAAGTAAGGAGGGTCGGGCTATTCGTTCTTTTTTAGCAGAACAAGGTAGACAATACAATACCACAAAAAGCGAAAAAAAGAAATTTGTTAATTTCACTGATTCGCAGATTGAATTCATGAGGAGTGATAGGATCAACTCTTCTATGAATGTTTTGGAAATAACAAAACTTGTGTTTGGTGATGATGATCTTAAGCCCTTGTCAGCAGAGCATCGCGCAGTTCAAGAGTTTCTATACAGACATAGGAACGACATTGTAGACGAATCAGAACTAGCCGCAGACGCAAAATGGTATTGCCCCAAAGTTCCTCTTTCTGCAATTCGAAGAGTGAATAAATGGACGGGAGAAAATCTTTCTGAAGACTTTTCGCAACTAACCCTTAAAAACAAGAAGAACATAGAATCCCTTCTTAGATATTATAAGGCGTATAAATTAGAGCAAGAAATCAACTCCTATAAAACTCTGGGAGATAGAGATTTATTTGAATCAGAATTTGTAAGAGCGGTTTGGAATAAGGACGATCTTACTGCTGACGAATTAAACATGTATATGATGCTTTGTTCGAATTATGTAAGAAAAACAAAAATCCAAAAAAGATTGGATCAATTCAATCACATGTTGGAGAGCGAAGATATTGCTTCGGAAGATTTGTCTGTAAGATTAACAGAACACCTTAAAGCGACTTCTGACGAACTCGATAAGTGTGAAAAACGAATTGATTCGTTGATTGACAAACTTAATGGAAGTAGAGCAAAAAGGCTTGAAAAAAATGGAGAAAAGTCAACCAACTTCCTTGCAATAGTTGAGATTTTCCAAAATTACCAAGAAAGAGAAAGAATGATTTTAGTGGCAGAGATGCAAAACAAACTTATTGAAGAAGAAATCGATAGACTTGAATCAGTTGAAGAATTGAAGGGTCGGGTTTTTGGAATTGGAAGAGTTGAATTGTTATGAATTTTAAATGCGTAGAATGCGGAGCCTCCTTTAAAAAAGAGGCGGGTTTACACATCCATGTAAAGATTCATGGAGGAGTCGCCGCATACTATCAAAAAAACTTTCCAAATAGAGATCGTTTAGATGGTTCCTTGATAAACTTTTCCAATCCAGAACAATACCTTGGTGAGTGTTTTAATTCTCTAAAAACAAGGAACACCTTTTTAAAAGGATGTTCTAGAAAAGAAGGGAGGGATGTTGTCATTCATGAATTAAGCGCAGACAAAAAGAAATATGGACTTACCCACCTTCCTTCTCAAAATTACTACATTCTCAAGAAAAGAGCAGGACTGATTACTTGTGAAAACTTCTTCGAATCAAAGAAAGAACTGGCAGATAATTTGGGTTTAGATCTTTTCTATGACAAACCTCTTCCAGAGAACTTCTGGACCGTCTCTGAAGAGGAATTAAACAAGATAGAAATCCACAGAGACACAAGAGAACAAAAACCCTTTTCTTTTTCTAATTACATCGTAAATAAATTGGATTTTGGTGATTACTGCGCGGGAGGAATTCATTATAACAAAACTTTTATAGACAGGAAATCGCCAACCGATTTTAAGGGAACCTTTGGGGTTGGTTTTGAGAGATTTACAAAAGAAGTCGAAAGGGCTAAATTATTCAATAGTTTTCTTTTTGTTGTTGTAGAGTCTTCTATAACGGAAATAATTCGTTCAAATCTTTTAGGAAAATATGCTACAAATTTATCATACGCATTCTCTAATGTAAGAAAGTTATGTTTAAAATATCCAGAAGTAATTCAATTTGTCTTTTGTAAGACAAGAGAAGATGCACAAGATATAACTAAAAGAATTCTATACTTTGGAATAGATTTGCATAAATGTGATATTCAATATTATTTAGACAAAAAATATGTGGGAAAAAGGTAAACAAGGCTTTAGAATGGATTATTCGGCAAGCAAAACAAATGCCGAAATTCTGGAAAAAGAGGGATGGCTTGAGCAAGACGAAGCTAGCGTCCTTCTTTATAAATTCTTAAGAAATAACATAACATTTGCTACCGAATTCTTTCTTGGTATTAAATTGTTTCCATTCCAAGCTATTTTGATAAAAGCTTTATTTATTTCAGATTATACAATGCACGTTCTGGCGCGAGGCATGTCAAAAACATTCTCGACGGCTATTTATTTGATTTTGGAACTCTTATTCAACCAAGGTTCCAACATAGGGGTTATTGCAGGAACGTTTCGACAGTCTAAAATGATTTTCACAAAAATTGAAGATATCTTATCTAAACCAGCGGCAAAGCTTGCGATGGATTGTATAGGAACCAAAAACTACATCCAAAAAGGGACCGATCAATGGACATTGAAAATAGGAAGAAGTAGGGCTATTGCCCTTCCTCTTGCCAATGGGGAAAGACTGCGAGGCTTTCGTTTTAATCGAATTGTTATTGATGAGTTTTTGACAATGCCAGAAAAGATTTTTAACGAAATTATCATGCCCTTCTTGGGTGTTATTGAAAATCCAACGCAACGAAAAGAACTTCGGGATTTGGAGACAAGATTAATTGCCCAAGGAAAGATGCAAGAGTCAGAAAGATTCGTTTGGCCAAATAACAAACTCATCCTTCTTTCTTCTCCTTCTTTCAAATTTGAATATATGTATAAGCTGTATAAACAGTTTATTGACCTCATAATGGGTCAACATGATTCTCAAAAATTTAATAGAGAAGAGGCTGGAGCAATATCCGCTTATCGGGCAGTATTTCAGCTTTCTTATGATCTTGCTCCTCCAGAACTTTACGACCAAAATCTTCTCGATCAAGCAAGAGCAACAATGAGTAAGGCTCAATTCGACAGAGAGTTTGGCGCACAGTTTGGCGACGAAGGAGATTCTTATTTCAAAATGAGTCGAATGATGCAATGCACCATTCCAGAAGGAGAATTCCCTGCTGTTGAAATTATTGGAGACCCTGCGGCAGAATATATTTTATCCCTTGACCCTTCTTGGTCCGAAAGTGAGGAGGCAGACTTTTTCAGTATGCATGTGGGCAAGATTTTAAAACCAGAGAACAAAGTAGCAATCGTTCATTCTTTTGCTTTAACTGGTCAACCCCTAAAGGTCTATATGACCTATTTTCATTATCTTTATACTCACTTTAATATTGTAGGCTTGATTGGAGATAGGAACGGCGGTTTACAATTCATAAGCGCATGTAACGAGAGTGAGCTTTTCAAGAATTCTAAAATACAAATTAAGTTTGTGGAAGGAGAGTTTGATAAACCAGAAGATTATCACACAGATTTGTTGGCTCTTAAAAATTCAATAAATACAGAAGATCATAAGATTTGTTTTCTTAGAAATCCATCCTCTTCTTGGATTAGAACAGCAAATGAAATGCTGCAAGCAAGCATTGATCATAAGCGTATTTTATTTGGTTCTGGGGCATTTTTGGGAGACAAACACTTTGAAGCACAAAGCAAGGCTAAGATTCCAATTGCCGATTTAAAATGGGAACCAGAATATAGGGCTTCTTCAGAAGATGCTTGTAAGGTGGATTTAATTGATTATTGCAAACAAAATATTGAACTTACCAAAACTCAAACATCTAATATTGAAGTTACGACAAGCCCCCAAGGAACTCAATCCTTTGACCTTCCTCTTCACATGAGAAAACAAAGAGGGCCAAATAGACCAAGAAAAGACTTATACTCGTCTTTGGTTCTTTTAAATTGGTGGGCAAAGGTTTATTTTGATTCCTTGGAAGTTAAAGAAGAGAAAAGGGTTGTTTCTACATTTGTTCCTTTTGCTATCTGAAAGTAACTTTTAAAGTTAAAATTTCAGACTTTTGTGTAAATGGCATTATGCCAAGAAGATATACTAAAAAGAATAACGAGTATTGGAACAATTTGTCCAAGGCAACAATTCCGAATAATAATGAACCTCTTGTTATTGATTTTTCTCCAGAGTTGATTGGAGAAGGCTATTACGCAGAAGAAAGTGTGGCTAGTAGCCGCTTATCTTCTTCTTCGGGTTCTAGAATCTCTTCAAGAAGTAATTTGATCACCTCTTCTCTTGTTAGGAAAAGATTTAAGAACATTGACGACGGACTTCTTCCTTGGGATTATTCTGCCGATGGTGTTTCTGTGAGAGATGCTATTGTTCTATCTCAAAAGGCTTATTTTAATGTTCCAGTTTACAAATCAACAATTGATTTATTATCGGAATTCTCTAATTCAGAGATTTATTTTAAGAAAAATACAGGAACGGATAAAAGCAGAAAATTTGTAGAAGCTTGGTTGAATAAAATCAAAATTTATGATTTAAAAGATCAATTTTTTAGAGAGATTTATAGAAGCGGAAATGTTTTTATGCTTCATTTGGATGCAAAGGTTAATAAAGATTCTATAAAAGCCTTTAGCGAAAGCCCTTTGCCATCTCTTTCTGAAAAAAGAATCCCAGTTCGATATATAATGCTAAATCCTGCTGATATCGAAGTTACGGAGCAAATGAATTTTGGTGAATATAGTTATGCAAAGGTTTTGACAAATTTTGAAATGGCAAAACTGAAGAATCCTACGACGGAAAAAGAAAAAGAGTTATTTAACTCTTTACCGCCAGAAGTCAAAAAAGATATTCGTAATTCGGATAAAAAAGCAAACACCTTCATTGTTAATAAGGAAATTCAAATTCCTTTGGACGTTATGAAACTGCATCCTGTTTTTTATAAGAAGCAGGATTATGAACCCTTGGCCATTCCTCCGGGTTATTCTGTTTTGGACGATATTAACAAAAAGATGGAATTGAAGAAGGTTGATCAAGCTATTGCCAGATCAATTGAAAATGTAATCTTGCTTGTTACAATGGGAGCAGAGCCTGACAAAGGAGGGATTAATCATCAAAATCTCAAGGCGATGCAAGACATTTTTAAAAGTAAAAGTGTCGGTCGTGTTTTAGTTTCCGATTATACAACTAAAGCCGAATTCGTTATTCCTGATCTTCAAAAGGTAATGGGTAAGGAAAAGTATGAGGTTCTTAACCAAGATATTCGTGAAGGATTAAATAATATTTTACTTGGAGAAAGTAAGTATGCCGATACAGAAATTAAATTAAAGATCTTTCTTCAAAGAATCGAAGATGTAAGAGAGAGATTTTTTAAAGACTTTTTACAACAAGAAGTTGATAGAATTTGTGAAATCATGGGGTTAAAAAAACCGCCGCGTCTTGAATTCAAGAGAACGGATGCCCTTAATTATTCTGAAATGCAAAGACTTATTGCTAGAATGGTTGAGCTTGGAATTCTCACTCCTCAAGAAGGTATGGACGTTATTGACAAGGGTGTTTTTCCAAATGCCGACGAACTTGGTTCAGAACAACAAAATTTTGTGGATCAAAGAAAGAAGGGATTTTGGTCTCCATTGGCTCTTGGTGGTTCTATTGGAGAAGTTGATGGAGAATCCTCTAATAAATCAACACAACAATCTCAAAATCCAACAGTTTCTGCCCCAACGGGCGGTAGACCAACTGGAACTGGTGTTGAAAAACAAAGCCAAGCCCATTTTGCCGTTGACGCTATTAAGGCTTCCGTTGAAACCATTTCAAAGTTTCAAAAACAAGCCGAAAACCTTTACAAGGAAAAGCTTTCGCTCAAAAAACTTAGTAAGGATAAAAAGGATTTAATTTACGATATTTCCTTAGCCATTATACAGGGTTGCGATAAGAACAAGTGGAATGATAAATTAAATGAAGTCATTGTAAATCCATCAATTCTTGCTTCATTAAGTGTAAACCCCAAAATATTAGATATATCTAATGAACACGAATTATCATTAGAAGCATCTAGTATCTTATATCATTCAACAATTTAATAAAATGTGGACAGAAGAATCAAACTCAAATTTATCTACTAAAATTGCTGGTTCAATTCGCGTAATTGATTCTAGTGAGTTTAAAAAATACGGAATTACAGAACAATCTGTTGCTTCTGCTAGAAAAACCTTAATGCCCCCTTCTTTTGATGTAGAGAAGAATATTGACGTTCTTCCTGTTGTTTTTAATTTGGCTGTAGTAAACCGATTTAACGAAAACGATGACGCAATTAAGACTTCCGTTGCAATGGAGTTGGTAAAACAATTTATCAATAAACCCATCAACATTGAACACATGAAGGATAAAATTGTTGGGCATATTATAAATGCTTCTTTTTCTGACAAACAACCAGAATACGAATATAACGAAATCGAAGCTTACAAAGACAGGAAAGACCCATTCTATATTTCCGCTGCTGGAATTATTTATCGTCATATTTTTCCAAAATTAGCCGATGAAATTGTTGAAGCCTCTAACGAAAAAAGCGAAAAATATCAAAGCTTATCAACTTCTTGGGAAGTTGGTTTTAGAAATTATACATTAGGAATCGGAGAAGGTTCTTTAGAAGAAGTTGAAGAACTGTCAGAAGAAGATGAATCTTATTCTAGTCTAAAAGATAATTTAAAGGCATATGGAGGAACTGGATATTCCAATAAAGGAAGAGTCAGAAGAATAATTAATGGTCCTGTTTATGGATTAGGCGTTGGTATTACTACTTCTCCTGCCGCAAATGTTAAGGGCGTTTATATAATGTTAGAGGAAGAAGAAAACCAAGAAGAAAACGAAGATAATATGGAAAATGAAAAAGAAAATGATATTAATAATAATGATTCTATTTCCCAAGAACATAAAAAATATGTAAAAGCTAACAAACCATCTCTTTCAATGGACGAAAATCAGTTTAACCAACTTATCGCGAAGCTTGAAGAAGCCAAAGCTTCTTCAGAAATCGCCCTTCAGATCAAAAAAGTGTTTGATCAACAGACCGAATGGCAATCAAAAGCCGAGGCTGCTCAAAAAGATCTTGATTCGACCCGTTCGGAACTTGAGTCCATCAAAAACGAATTTAAACAAACTGCGGAAGAACTTGAATCTCTCAAGAGAGATCTTGAAGCTAAAGCCGCTGCTGAACTTTTCAATTCCAGAATCCAAACCATTCTTGAGAAATACGAACTGACCGAAGCTCAAGAGAAGGTTGTTATCGAAGATATCAAAAATCTTGATTCAAGCGAAGCCTCTTTCGAGAAGTTTCAAGAAAAGGCTGAAATTATTTTCTCCAAACAAAGCAAAGAGGCTCTTGCCTCTCTTGAAGAAGCAAAAAGAGCCGAAATTGAAAAGGCCGCAGAAAAACTCTTAGAATCCAAGGCTTCTACCTCCGAAGAAACCTTAGAACTTAAAACAGAAGAAGCGGAAGCCTCTTCTCTCCCCAACAACACTGGAGAAGGTTCTCAAGAACTCACTCTCTTAGACAGAATTAAAAAAACCGGACTTCAAGTTTCAACCAACTAATACAAAATTTAACTAATAACTACTATGGCACAGCAAATTACTCGCTTACTCCCTAATCGCTCCTACGCGGAAGCCGATGTGATCAACTCGTATGCTTTAGACGCAAATTCTGGCGAAGCTGGAACTTTCGTTAAAGTGTCCTCTGCAAACCTTTCCGATGATCCTGTCGTGTATGGCAACTTCGGTCCATTCGCCAACACTCTTGGCAATGCCACTTCGCAATATCCTTATGCTACTCAAAGAGTTGTTGCGACCTCTGGAACCGGGGACGCTGGACAAGTTGTTGGCATGATTCTTAGAGACGTTCGCCAATTTGATGAAAATGGTGAAAATCTTCTTTATTATCCCGCCAAAAAGTTTGATCTCCAGTGTGTTCTTTCTGGTGAAGCAAATCCAATTCTTGCTCGCGGCGTTGTCGAAATTAATGCTCGCGGTCTCGCTGGTGGCGTTTGCCCCGGTGTCGGTCACGCTGCGGTTCTCGCGGCTAATGGTAGGGTTACTGGGGTTGCTTACTCCTCTCTCACCACTGAACAAAGAAATGCTGTGGTCGGAACCTTTATTGGAACTGGTCTCAGAGAGAGTCAACAAAATACAGACTTCGCTGCTGGTGCTTATGCCAGACTTAAGTTCTCCGTGTAATCTTAACCAATATAAACTAACAATTTAAAATGAAAATTCGTATTCAAGAAACCCCAGAACAAATCGAGCTTATTAAGGCTTGCGCCTCTAAGGATAAGCTGGTCGCGGAGGAAGCAAAAGCTGCTGTTGCAGATTTAGTCGGACCCGTTATCAGTGAAGTTATCAATAACGCTCCTACTGTTTCGAATCTTTACTCAACCCTTCCATTTAGCGAAGATGACAATCTTTCGATTGCACTGGACCTCTTCCACGACGTTACTGATGAAGATTACATCAGAATTCACTCTCAATCTGTCGCTGGTGGACTTAGCTCAAACGAGCTTTTCCCTGCCCATGACGAACTTAAGTTTAAGACTTACTCGCTTGATAGCGCAGTTTCTCTTGATAAAAAGTATCTTCGTAAAGGTAGAAGCATCGATCTTTCGAAGGTTTTCACTAGAATGGCCCAAGAGTTTCTTCTTAAGCAAGAAAAGACTTCCATCAACCAACTTTTAGGTGCGCTTCTTGCTGCGGATACTAAAGTGAATGGAACCGCTGCTGCTGGTAATCACATTATCGATTCCACTACGGGCGATCAACTTCAACTTGACGACTTTAATCGTCTCATCACTCTTTCCAAGCGTCTTTGGAGTTCTTTCTCCAGCGGCACTCCCGTTAGCGGTGTGAATGTTGGGATCACTGATCTTCTTGTTTCTCCCGAAATGGTTGAAGAACTCAGAAACATGGCTTACAACCCAGTCAATACTCGTCCGGGTTCTATCACAACTTCGGGTGCTACGGCGATTCCCGCTTCTGACGAAATGAGAAGCCAACTCATGAGTCAAGCTGGTCTCCCAACCTTCTTCGGTATCGGAATTATTGAAATTCTCGAAATGGGTATCGGTCAAAGATACAACAAGATTTTCGCCGCCCTTAATACGGCTGCTGGAAGTCCAGTTACCTTCACTCAAGCTTCTGATGAGATCGTTGTCGGTATCGACAGATCGAAAGAAGCCCTTCTTAGACCCGCTATTCGCGAAGAGGGTGTGTCTACTGAAGTCAGCGTTCAAGTCGATGATCAGTATGTTGCTCGCCAAAACAAGCTTGGCTGGTATGGAAAGATCAACGAAGGACGTATTATCATCGAAGATCGCGTGTTAACTGGTATCATCGTGTAAGATTATTGGTGCCATAATATTCCTCACAAACGGCTCACCTTTTAGGTGGGCCTTTTGTGCTTTAAAAGCAAACAAAAAAACACTATAATTAGTATATGAAAAAACCTAAGAAAAAAGACGAAGTTGAAATGACTGACGGAAAAAAGAGAAAAACGAAGACCAGAGAAGAACAAGAAAAAGAACTTCAAGAACTTGAAGAAATTCTTCAAACAGGAAAATACAATCCATATGGCACGACTAATGCAGAAACCTTTCAAAAGAAGCTTTCTGAAATGACTCTGGATGAACTTCGTCTTTTATCTTCAAGAGTCGGAATTACGCCTATTTCCAGAGAAAGCGTCTTGAGAGAACAACTTATGGAATCATTTAATGATTTTATCAGAAGATCAAGACAAAACATCTCTGGCCCAAATACCGCTCCTGATATAAACCATCCAGCAATAAAGGACATTAGACACTTAATTGACACTATTTAAGTGTAATTTCTCTATATGAATGAATTGGGTTCTATCGCCGCAGATATAGTAACATATAGTTTTCCTGATGACACAGGAAGATTTCCTGTTTCTTATATTTCTGGTTGGTTGCAAACCCACATAGGAGATTTAAACTCTCTTACTCATGAAGAATTTTATGTAGATAGCACTGGTGGAATTGGTCCTAGTGGACTACTTTCTCAAGAAAAATCTATTTTCATGGCTTTATATGAGATTGATTATTATCAAAGATCCGCAAGAGAATCTTTGAGAGGAATCATTTGGGGAGGGTCTTCTTCTGCTGCTGATTCAATTGTCATGGTTAGAGAAGGAGATTCAACAATTCAAAAGGTTTCAAAGGCCACTATCTCTAAGAGTTTTATTGAATTTTCTAAGGATGCTCAGGAAAGGTTGGACAATCTAATTTTCCAGTATAATTCTATGAAAACTAATCCAACCTCTTTGGCTGGAGAAGACGGTATTGAGTTTTCTGAAGGGATAGATTCTTATGATCCAAGAAGGGGATATTAATTATGGCTTCTTTTTTTTCTGATGCAGAAAAACTTTCTATAGATGGTCTTTTTAACGACCTTCACGATACATTTAAAACGATTATTTATGTTTTCGTTGAAGAAGCTTCTTCTGTTTTATCAGATACAGATTACAATCCTTTATATAATAGAATAGGAAATCAATCTAGAACTTCCGCAGATATTATTAGGGTAAAACACGAAATAGAAGCAAGGGTTTATTACCCACCCTCGACCCAAGAAGAAAGACTGCCAGATGTTATGCTTCCTTCTTCTGATGATAAATGCAGAATAAAAATTGCAGCTAACGACTATGAAATAGTTAAAAGGGCTTCTGTAATAGAAGTGGATGGGGAAAATTACAAAATAGATTCAAAATCTTCTCCGATTGGTCCCTTCTCAATAAATTACGTCCAAGTAATGCTTCAAAGAATCGCTTAATGAGAAACAAGATATCAGTATCTATCAATAGATCTCTTCTTACTTCTGCAATGACAGAAGGAAGAAATGGCAAATCTGTTTCTCGTTTAATAAGAAATCAATGGCAAACAAAAATAGAAGAAGCCCAGCGGCAAATGATTTCTTCTTACGAAGAAAATTCTATTACTAAAGAAATAGATAGTGGACCCACTGCCTCCAACACTTCTCAAACGTTAAATGGCAAAGGAAACTTATTTTCTTTCATTGGCTTTCCAGAAGGAAGTAATCCAACAGAAGAGGTTAAAAATATCTTAAGAAACAAGATAAACTTTATTGTAAAACCCTTATCAAACGGAAAGTTTTCTATACAAATCCAAGCTCCAACAAAACAAGAGATTTATAACGTAAGTCCTATTCCTTGGAACCCCGGAAGAAGTTGGGTAGATGCTATAGAGAAAGGTATTTCTGGTCTTGGTAGTTATGTTTATAAGCCTTCGGAAATTTCTCGTTCTGGAACAGGTATTCAAGTAAAAAATTCCGTAGGAGGTCGTTTTGCTAATAGAAGTTATATCTCTACAATTTTAAAAGAATTTGAAAGAAACATCTCAAAATGAAAGCACAATTTGCAACAGAACTAGCTTCTTCTTTTTATTTATGGCTTGAAAACAAGTTGTTGTTGCCAAATTTTAAGGCGTATGCAACGAACAAGTCAAATTCCTTTTCATATGTCTCTTCTTTTATTGATGTGCCAAGTGGATATGCGGCTTATCAAGGTAAATTTAGACAATTGGTTGCCGATCAATCTGTTGATGTGCCTAATTCTGGAATTTTTGTGAATGGTTCTTTTGTTTCTGGTAACGCACCAAATCTTTATATAGACTACGATAATGGAAGAGTTGTTTTTCCTTTGAATTCTGGAACAGGGCTAACTGTAACAGCAAACAATACAATTAAAGAAGTAAATACTTATTTTACAGAAGATGACGAAGAACAAATTATTGTGACAAGTGATTTCATCGATTCTTCTGAAACTTCAAGCACCAACCTCTTCTCTAAAACAAAAAAGAGAGACGAAAAGACATTTATACTTCCTGCTTGTTTTGTTAGATTTATAAATAACGAAAATGAAGAATTCTCATTTGGTGGAGAAGAAAAAACCACATCAAGAATTCAAGTCATAGTAATGGCCTTTGACAATGCAACATTAGACAATCTCCTTTCTTTATTAGCGGACTCTGTAAGAGAATGCATTACAAGAGTTCCTTATGAACAGTTTCCTTATGGAAGATTTTTTGATGTAAAATCTTTTCCCTATTCTTATTCAAACTTTATTTCAAATTATACCTCAAAATCATATATTGAAAGTGTAAATACATCTAAAATAAATAGTTCAGTTGTGCTGAATAAATACAACAAAGACGTTTTAGTGGGGTTAGTTGATTTTGATATTTCAACTTATCGATTCCCCCGCCTTTAATTTTCCCAAGTCGGGTTTTATACTGTAAAGACTTATAACTCATACCCCTTTTAAATCATGTCTTCCCGTGTTAGAAAAATTTCCGCAAACAAAGCTGTTTACGCCACAAAAACAGGAGTTTTTGTCCACGCAAGCAGCGGTATTGAAGCAACTCAGCTTCACAGAATTAACAATTTTACTTTCGAAGTTGATATCGCGGGTTCTCGACAAGATATTAGAGAATTCGGTCAGCTTGCTCGTATCGGTTCTTTGATTAATTCCGATCTTACTCCCACTTGTTCTTTTGATTACTACTTGACTGACGGGGAAAACGAATCCCATCTTGGATTCGAAATTAAAAACTCTATTGTTGCTAACGCGGCTTCTGTTCAAGGTATTTCTGGTATTCTTACCGAAGACCCAAGATATAGAGAAAGAAATATTTTCATCGCTACGGTTGGTGAGGGTAAGGATGCTTTTGATGCCGATTCTTGGGCCAGCGAAACAGAAATTGATGTTGTTGGATTTGGAAATGCTTTCATTACCGATTACACCGTTGATCTTTCGGTTGGCGAAATTCCAACCGCTAGCGTTTCCTACGATTGTGGCAACATTCAATTCTATACTGGAAACAGCACCGGATTAGCCAATCCGTCAATTAAAGCTTCGAACGGCGCTCCTGCCGATAACGGTTTAATTGGTCTTCCTGTTCCTAATTCTGGAAACTCCTTGGTTGACGTTTTAAGAGCGGGTCAAATTGAAGTTAACCTTTCTTCTGCAACCGCACTTGGTATTGGTGGGGTTGATCTCGCCACGCTTCACCCTCAGTCGGTTTCTATTTCGGTTCCTCTTGCCAGAGAACCCCTTGAAGAGTTGGGTGCGGTCCTTCCTTATGCGAGACCTCTCACCTTCCCAATTGACGTTACCCTCTCTGTTAGCGCCATTACTTCAAATCAAACAGAGGGTAATATCGCCGCCCTTTTAACTGGTTGTGGTGGTCAAGAGACGAGAGACATTCGCGTTACTCTTAAGGATAGATGTGATAGTTCTACCTCAAGACTCGTTTACATCTTAAAAGATGCGGTTCTTGATTCTCAGAACTTCTCACAAGATCTAGACGGCAATGAAACCGTGGACTTACAGTTCTCGGCCCAAATCGGTGGAGCCAATACTCAAACGGCTGGTATTTTCATGAGCGGTTCCTACAACCTTGCAAATGGAAGCATCTTAAATCCAACTCGTTATACGCTGTAATAAAATAGCTAAACCAATTTTTGGTTTGAAGGCTCGCCAAGCGAGCCTTTTTTTTGTGTATATATCAATATGACGGGACAATACATTGGATTTCACAATCAAAATTTTGCTGGCACGGCATCTATAACGGTGCAAGTTCCTGATAGTGGTTTTTCTCTTAAATTTGGAAGAGTTGGGTCTTGGGCTTCTCCTCCTTATGATCCATTTGTTGAAGTTGTTTCTTTTTCTGGATACAGTGGATATTTGTTTGATCAAAGAGGAAACATGGTTGGGGGTTATTTAAAGGGGGATCAGTTTGATTTGGAGTTTGACGTTTTTTACGGTAGTGGTCAACTCAATAGAATGTCTTACAAAATAAACAATGTTTTAATTGCTAACAACATACCAATTAATTCTGGTGACGTATTTATTGACGCGGTTATCTTCGAAGACTATGGCGATCAAAACAATCTATTTATGCCAATGAAATTTGAAACAGGTTCTCCAACAGCAATTGCTGGTAATACTGGATTGTATTTATTAGCCGATGGTTTTTATTTAGTTGGTTCTTGATTTTTAATCAAAAAGAAGATATAATATTGTATATATGAAAGATTTATACTCGTTTACGGTTTCTATTGTTTCTCCTATTTCTAAAAAGAAGGAGAAGGTTGAGGTTGTCATCAAGAAGCCCAATCATTCGATGATTGAAAACGCGGAATTCTTTTATGCATCAAAGTTTAACGAGTATTTGAATGCAGGATTTCTTTCGAAAGCAATGGTTCAGAAAAAGCTTTCTGATCTTGGTGGTATCCTTGGAAAGGGAGAAGAAGAAAACATCACCAATGAAATTACTAATATCTTTGATGCCCAAAGGATTGTGGAATTCTTCTCTTCTTCAAAAGAAGCGGATCTTTCGGAAGAACAAAAAAGTAAACTCGATAAAGCAAAGAAGCTCATCGCCAAATCAAGAAAGACTTTGACGGAATATAATGTTCATGCCGCATCTATGTTTAATCAAACGGCAGATGTTAAAGCTCAAGAGAAATTAATTAAGTGGTTTGCCCTTTTCTGTTCTTTTTACAGAGAGACTGTTGGAGATAAAACTAATGATTTCGAAATCTTCGAAGGGGCGACTCTTAAGGAAAAGGAAGAGTTTTACAACAAAATTCTTGACGAAGAATTTGACCAATCTGATGTTGATTTGAACAGAAAGGCTTTAATTATTGGAGAAGCCGCGAGAACAATTGGTCAAGTTATTGCTATTTGGTATAATGGATTAGGGTCTGACCAGAAAGAAATCAAGAGACAACTTGATGCTTTAGAAAAAGAAGAAGAGCTTAATGAGGATATTATTAACAGCATTACCGATGAATGAAAGACATTCATTATATTCTTCTTGCTGAAATAGTTCAAAAATATTCAGTATTAGAGCTTCCCAAAAAAAGCATATACTTCAAGCATCCTTCTTTAAAAGATTCGTTCAGAGAAGCCTTGGGAAGGAAAGAGTTTCTAAAGGAAGCCGAAATGATCGGCTTGAAAAGCCGCGAAGAACTTTTAAATGTGGCTTATCAAAGCGGTCGTTGGACAAAGGAAAAGGATGCCCTTCTTGATGATCTTGAGTTTGCTATTAATAGCAGAAACAAAGTTCTCAAAAAGATAGAAGACAATAACATGAAAAAAGAAATCCTTTCTCAAATTGAGAGGGATTCGACAGAATTAAATGCTTTATCGAAAGAAAAAAGGGCATTGACTTCTGCTTCAAAAGAGGTTTTCATAGAACAAAAACTGATTAAAAAAAGCTTTTCTTCAAGGCTCTTTTATGATTTAGATTTCTTGGAACCAATTGATATTGAAGACTTGAACGCTTGTTACAACCAATATATAGAAAAGGTTGTATCTTTGAGTGATCGCGATAATTTGTTATGGGTTTCTTTTATTCCTGATTTTATTGATTTGTTTATTTTCAATACAGATGTATCTTGTATTTTCGACGAAAAGGGTATAAATCTAACAATTTTCCAAAAGAACGTTTTGTCTTATGGTAGTCTTCTTGTAACAAAGCTTAGAAACAGCTATAATATGCCAGATTCCATAAGGAATAATCCCATAAAAATATACGAGTGGAGCGAAGGTTCTTCTAAGTCGAAAAGTGTAGATGACTCTGACTTTAACATTAGAGAAAAGGTTAAGAAGTCCGGTGGATTGGAAAAAATGAAACCCGAGGACAAATTGACATAACAAAACATTACATAAAGTGTAATGTAGTGTATGGCAACGGCTCCAGTTAATGTAAATGCCAATTTAAACTTTAATCCACAAAGTTTAAATGCAGCAAGTAGGCAGGTTCAATCTGCCTTTGGGAATATTAATATTCCCACCAAACCTCTTGCGGCGTTTAATAATTCTTTAGGAAGAATTACTGGACAAGCCTCTGAATTTGACAAATCAATCAATGCAGCTACTGCGCGTGTGTTCGCCTTCGGCGCGGCTGTTACCATCATTAATGGTATCTCCTCTTCTTTTAAATCTCTTGTTTCGGCGACGATAGAGGTTGAAAAGAGAATCACTGAAATTGGGGCAGTTCTTCAAACAACATCTTCCCAATTAAATGAATTCAAAAATGAAATTTTCGATGTTGCCAAAAATACTGGTCAAGCATTTTCTACCGTAGCCGACGCTGCTCAAGAATTAGCAAGACAGGGTTTGTCGGCAGAAGAAACAGCGAAAAGATTAAATGCCTCGCTTATCTTAACAAGAATTTCTGGATTGGATGCAGAAGATTCTGTTAAAGCTTTAACTTCGGCTATTAACGGATTTGCTTCCGCTGGTTTATCTGCTGAACAAATTGTTAATAAATTGGTTGCCGTCGATACGGCCTTTGCCGTTTCCGCGAAAGACCTTGCAGACGGTTTCTCCCGCGCAGGTTCTACCGCAGAAGATGCTGGGGTTTCTTTTGATGAACTTCTTGGCTTAATTACTTCCGTTCAACAAACGACTGCGAGAGGTGGTGCCGTTATTGGCAACGCCTTTAAATCTATTTTTGCAAGACTTTCAAGAGGAACCGTTATTGAAGATTTGAAAGCCCTTGGTGTTGAAATTGATCAAAGTCAAACAGGTGTTCAAAAATTACAAGCCCTCGCAACGGCTCTTCAAGGGATTTCTGATCCGACTCAAGCTAATGCAATTAAAGAACTTGCTGGTGGAGTTTTCCAAATTAACGTTGTTTCTGCTGCTTTAAAAGATTTATCAAATGAATCTTCTATTTTTGCACAAGCATCAAGAACGGCTGGAGAAGCTTCAAATGAAGCCTTCCAGAAAAATGCTGAATTGAATAAAACATTAGCTGCTCAATTTAATTCCTTAATTCAAGGATTAACTGAGTTGGGTTCGAAGATCGGGGATCTTTCTATTGCTCCTGTTATAGAAAAACTCCTCACGGGGGCAAATCAACTTATCGAAATCTTAAACAAGGTTTTCGATCCAGAGCAAGGCAACAAATTCATTCAAGGGTTTTTTAAAGGAATTGGTAATTTCTTGGCTGGTCCGGGTTTGATTTTGATTTCTGCGGCTTTCTTTAAATTGTTTCAACTTGTGGCCAAGTTTGCAAAGGAAGGTATTTCAGACTTGTTTAAAATTGGAACCGAACAAGAGAAGATTAAAAATATTGAAGCAGGAATCGTCTCCCTTCTTCAAAAAGACGCTAATTTAAGACAGGTTCTTGCTAGTGCAACTGCTACTCAAGCCCAAAAAGAACAAGCAGTTATCAACGCTATTAAACAAGAAAATATTCTCTTGACTCAACAGCAACAGATATTAAATAGTATTGCTTCTGCTGCAAGAACCGCTGGTGTTGGAGGATTTACTCCTAGTGGTGGGTTTTCTAAACGAAGTGGTAAAGGTAAATTTGCTGCTGGGTTTATGGAAGAAGAGGCAATGGCCAAGGCTTTAGGTGCTTCTAGTTCTGTAAAAGCCAAATATGGAAAAGGAACAATTGATGGACAAAAGTTCATCATGAATAATCAAGAGGTTGAAATTCCAAACTTTGGTGGTGGAAAAGATAGTGCGGTTATTCCTACTTATGCTAGTGGTTTTGTTCCGAATTTTAATAAAAGGCCAAGACCTGTAAAAGTATCTTATAATCAACCATTAACAAAAAATGAAATAGAAGAATTTGGTATTAAAAAAGACGAGATCGACAGCTTTAACAAAAAAATTAATTCTTTATCTGGCAAGTCATGGACATCACTTGATAATATCACGAAGAATAGCAAAAATCAAACAGATATAGCTGCGGCAAAAATTCTTTTAGCAAGAAGAGGCAAACAAAAAGAACAGAATCTGGAACAAGCTTTTGTTGGCTCTGCATTAAAACCATTAGATATAATGGCTCCAGAATTTGGATATTTAATTCCAGAATTCAAAAGATCACAGGAAATCGACCCAACCCAAAAATATAATACAAAAGATAAATGGAAGGGTAAGGTGGTTCATTTTAATTTATTAAACACACCTCTTCGCGGACCTTTTCCAGAAAAAATAATAGAATCAGAAAATAAAGATGAAGACATAGCTGATTCTGTTATGAACAAGATAATTAGCGAAACCGTAAAATATGCCGACAAAATTGGCGATCCAATATTTCAAACGCCTAATTTAAGCGCAATAAAAAAGGGTCTTGGAGAAGGAGGCAATAGAGGTGCTTATGGAGCCGTTCTAGGCGCTGCTGGTGCAGCATTTGAAGCAGCTATGGTAGCTGGGCTAGGTATTGATAATGCAAATGTGCCAAAACTTGGAGAAGCAGATTTTGATGTTGAAAATGTTTCTCCTTCGTTAGAAAAGTTATTCAATATATCAAATATATCTAGGGCAGATTTTAAAGTGAAAGACTCAGAAACGGGTATTTCAAGTTTCGGAAGAAAGATTTTAAATACAGGAAAATATAATAATGTTTTAAAAGATTATCTAAATTTACCAGACGAAAACGAAAAAGAAACTTCCAAAAGGCCAAGAAAGAAGAACAGGACAAGAGCATCTGGTTTCATCCCAAATTTTAACTCCTTAAACAAAGGAGTTCCTATTTCTCAAATTCGCGCACATTTTGATGAATTCGGAAATCCAATTGCCGTAACCAATAAACGAGATGAACCAAATGGATTAAAAGATGCAATAAAGAGAGAGAAAAGAGGGGAGAGTATGTTTGCTGGGGGTTTTATTCCTAACTTTGCCGTTCCTAAAAAGGTTAAATTAAAATCGAGAAATGCAGGACAGGCAACAGGGGTTCCAGAAGAAAGTGGTGGAGTTTTTGGCAAAAGCGCGGTAACTGGATTAGCTATTTCTTCTCTTATTTCTGTTGGAATAAATCCTCTTACTGAATCTTTAAAAATAAGCTCAGAACAAATCCAAAAAGAAATAGATAAAAGAGACGAGTTAAATTCAAAATTAGATGAAGAGAAGCAAAAAGAAAAGCAAGACCCGTCTGTAATTAAGGATTTAGAAAAACAGATTGAATCTTTGAATAAGTCTGTTTCAACAATGGAGTCAACAAATGCCTCTATAGAAAAAACGGTTGGGACAATCGCTGGGGTTGCTAATATTGCATCAACGTTAAGTGGGTTTATTGATTTTAAAAAATCATTTACAAAAATAGGCCCAGCTTTATCAAGAGGCGCTCCTAGCCTCGGATTAGCTGCGGCAGGTGGCGCTGGCGGTGCTGGTGGTGCTGCTGCTGGGACAGGATTGCTTGGGGTTGGTGCTGGAACTGTTGTTGGTTTAGGCGCTGCTGCTTTAGCTGTAGGAGTCGGGATCGGAGAGGCGATTAAATTTGTGGTAGGTTCAGAAATTGAAAAAGCAGAACAAAAAGCCAATGCCCCATTTCAAAAAGCTAGAGAAATGTCTGGCGTTGGTTTTAGAGCAGAAAGATTTGCTCAAAAACAAAAAGAACTTGCCGATTTACAAAGACAACGCCAAGAATTAGATCAACAAAGAGTTGATATTAAAAATTCAGTAAATAGAACGGTTGTAAATCCTTATGCAGAAAGAGAGATTTTCGATAAAACAAACATCTTAGGAACAGAAGGAATTGTCGATTTTACTAAAGAAGTTAATTCCTTGTCTCAAGGAATGGATGATATTTCAAAAATGCAAATGTCTAGAAAACCTCAGACTTTGCAGGGAGAAATAAGAACAGCAAGAATGTTTAGCGATAAACAATTTGAAAGACAAAAAGAAGAAAGATCCTTAGAATTTAGAAGCAAGCAAGTTTCTTCTTCTCTTGAATCTGGAAAGATTCTTGAACAATTAATTCCAAAGAAAGTTGATATTCCTACAAATGTTACCGATGATGTTTTAAAGGGTTTAGAAAAACAATTATCTGAGGAATCTCAGAAGTTCCAAGATACAGAAAAGGTTTCAAAATTGGGTTCAGAAATTCAAAAATTATATGGAGATTTGGCTAAGATTCCTTATGGAATTAGAGATCCAAAATTTAATGAAGAAGTCGCTCTTAAACAAAAACAAATAGAAGTAAAAACAGAACAACAAAGAAAAGAATCAGTAAAACCATTACTAGCAGAAAGCGATGAAAAAAGAATAGCTGATCTCCAAAAACAAATCGAAGCAAGAAAATCTGTCGAAACAAGAAAACAAGCTGAGTCCAGAAAAACTGGATTAATGCAAGATGTTACAAAATCATTCGGTAATTTATTGAATATTGATTTTAATAAATTTAAGAACTCTGATGGTAACTTTACGTCGCAATCTATAAACGATTTTTCTGCGGCACAAAAAGATGCACTCAAAGACCTTGATAGCAAAGTTGCTTCTTTGGAAGCAGCCTTGGGCGAAACAGCAACGGAAGATCAAAAGAAAACAAACGCAGAATTTATACAAAAGTATAAAGAAAACGCACAACAATTAGCAAAAGACCAATCAGACGCCTTTAGACAAGCTTCAATTGCTGATTTTCAAAATAGACAAAATATATTAAGACAAGAACAGGAGCTTCTCAATAAATTTATTGATGATTTTAATGCCAGCTTCGGACAAAATCTTGATTCGGTAATTTCTAGCTTAGATAATCTCAGAAATGCAACACCAATTGCTCAGGCTAGAGATTTCTCTATAGGAAAGATTGGACAGGGAAGTATTACTAGAAAACCCGGAAGTGCAACTTTAGGGGGTGGAACCTTGGGTCAAAGGTCAGACATTTTTGCATCTAGACTTAACACAGTTAAACAGTTTGAAAGCCAATTTTCTCAATCTCAATTATCTGGATTGCTTGACCCAGTTCAACAAGCCAAGTTTAGAAGTAATTTAGCTGGACAAACATTGGGTGGTGGATCAGTTTCTGCCATACAACAGGACTTAATCACACCAGCGGCCCAACAATTAATTGGAAAAGACGGAGTTCTTTCTCAGGTTTCTAAAACAGCAAACGCAGGTGCATTAAATCAAGGCGCAGGTTTACAGCTTGAAAACCTTATCAAAGGATTAAAGGGGTTAGCTGGACAGACTAAAGATAACTCCCTTCTTCAAAAAATATCTGAACTCGAAAAACTTAGAGGAGGAAGTGCTTCTGATATTGTCAGCGGAATTTCTGGACTTGATCTTGATAAATTCAAATCTCTTGGAGAATCTGGTCAATTATCTGGTCAACAGCTTCAAATAGAAGCCTTATCTGGCATAACTGGTTTGGGGAAAATGTTAAACGGAGAAGCCCTTCTTAATGAACAGCAAAAGTTAACACAATCTAATCAAGAATTAACAAAGGCAATTCAATCATTAAGCGATTTCCTCAAAGAAAGAGGGCTTAGTCCTCTTGACGAAAAGGGAAATGTTAAATCTCCATCTATTGAAGTTGTTGAATCAGAGGAAGCAAATAAAGAGCAAATTGCCGCAATTAAACAAAAGGCGAAAGAACTCGATGACGCGATTATTATTGCTACTCAAAGTGTTCGTTCTTCAAAAGACGCCTATATAGAGGCTTCTAAAGCATATTCTGCGCTTGTTCAAAATATAACAAATAATCCAATTCCATCAGGAAAACCGGGTTCTACTGGAGAACCAGATCCGAATACGCAACCAAGATAACAAATGCCTCTTTTCGTTACAAAAATCAATTCAGAATCTACTGATGTAAATTTTACATACCTCAACGGAGAGTCTATTTGGGGTTATGTGATTTCGTCGAGTTATGAATTCGATATTTCAGACACTACCTATACAGATGGTGACGATATTTTATACGAAGGAAAAGATGCGTTAGATAGGGTTTATTTGAACCAAAATATCGTTGGCAAAATAGGATCGAACGAAATAATAAATGGATTAGTTACCTCTATTTCTTATCCAGAAACTCCAAGCGTAGGAAGAACAACTGCCTCTATTTCTATTCAAGAAAGAAAGAGGGTTGATTCTCACGGTGCCTTGGAAAGCGTTATCAACAACATTCCTTCTCCCCAAGATGTTGAATCTTTTAGTGAAACTTTTTCTTTTGAACGAAGTGAAAACTCTTATTCTAGGACTAGGAACGTTTCTTTAAAATACAAACAAGATGCTGGCCATTTCTTTTTGGACAAAGCCAAGATTTTTGTGCAAAATATGTTTTTCGAATCTAGACCGTCATTTGGGTATCAGAATGATGGTATTTCTGAAAATGCAAGATTCAATCTTAATTTAAAACCAATCTTTACAGAAGAAATTGATTTATTAAATAAAGAGATTTCTTTTTCAGAAACGGTCAACACCAATAGGATTAATTTACAAAACCTATCTTCCGAGTCTGTTAAGATAAATCAAAGCACAGACGAAAATGGATACAAAAGTAAAACCTACACAGCAACATTGAAGGCTTTGCAGGAACCGCTTGAATCCAATATAAACAATATCATCAAAACGTTTGTAGACGAAGTTTACCAAGAAAATTCAGCCGAATTCAAATATCCAGTATCCATTAGTAAAACCCTTAATTCTGATGGGGGAACTGCTGAAGTCTCTGTTTCTTTTAATAGTAATCCTAGTTTGAATTCAATTACCAATGCATTATATACGGTTTCTAAAACAAGAGAAGGAGAATGGGATGAATACTCATTTTCGATGACGATAAAATCAAAAGGTATTTCTAATTTCTCTGCATTTATAAATGCCAAAAATTATTGGATACAAAATAAAGATATTGGATTAACAAAAGTTCTTTCTTTATTTCCAGAAGCCGCCTCTTTTTCTTTATATGAAAAAAGTATAAAGGTTTCTTTTGACGAATTCAATAGAACGGTTCAACACGATGTTGTTTATACTACTAATCCAGATTATCAATCAAATGGAAACATTTTAAAACAAGCCATAACGGTTTCTGATCAAAAAGGGGTGGAGAGATTTGCAATTGTTCCTATTTTAGGAGAAAGGGAATTGTTAAGGAGGAGAGCTAATTCAAAAACACTTTCTTCTCGTTCTGTAAATGTGACAATGACTTCTAAGGATTTAAAATCGTTAGAATCTCAAGCCTTGACAATTGCCCAATCTTATGTTCCTACCGCTGCTTATTATTACATTAGTAATAAAACTACAAAATTTGACCCCATTAATGGTGTATCTACAGCTACAGTGAACTTCGATTATTTTGATTAATGTCAAAAGAAATTTCATACGGAAATTACACATTTCCTCATCCATACCCTTTTTTGGGTATTAGTCATGAACCAGTTATTGTTAGTGGGGTTCTTGATCATAGTATTCTTACAGCTTCTCTTGTTGGAGAGTTAACTGGATGTAACTTAACCAGTTTAAAAAGGCAAAAGGATAATTTGATTTTGGCATTATCGACGGGTTTTCAAACTCTTATTGTTGGGGAAAAGACGTATAGTTATGCACAACCTGTTTCTGTTTCTTTTTCTTCTTCAAATATAAGGAACACACTTCCTTATTCAATTGATTTTACAATACAAAACGAGACTGACTTTTCTCAATTTTACGGAATAAGAGACCCAATTGATACTTGGTCTTTTAACGAAGCAGAAGATAGAACCGTTTCTGCGGTTCATACCGTAAGTGCCTACGGAAATAAAATCACAGGAGATTCTTTTACCAATGCATCTAATTTTGTGAATTCAAGAACAACTGGATTCGATATAAATTTGGCTAGTTTTTTTTCTGGCAAATCTCCAATTTTAATCAGCAAGAACGAAGAAATAAACAGATTTGAAAACTTTTACTCTGTTGTTGAGAATTGGAAGTGTTCTATTTCTCCGAATGATTTTGATAAACAAGATAGTATAGTTAGAGCAAATTGTTCAATTAATTACGACCAAGATGGAGTGTTGAACATTTCTGTGAATGGAACAATTGAAGGTGGAATTAGCGGTTCCGCATCTACTGGGTATTTTACAGACAGTGACGCAAAACTGTTTGCACAAAATGCGCTAGCTAATTGTAAGAGTGAAATTGAAAATGATTTATATGGATTACTTTTTACAAGCGCGACAAGTAATTCTTATGATATAGATACTGGAAATAACTCAATTTCCTTCTCTTATGAATTTTCCAACGCCCATGATATAAGACCAACCGGGGTTTTGCATGATTATTCTTCTTCTGTTTCTGCCAATAAAGATTCTTCCGAAATAACAGTTTCAACACAAGGAAGAGTTTATTACAAAGGTTTAAATAATCAAGTTACTGGTTCTAGTCCAGAACTCGAAACTAAGTTTCAAATGGTAAATGCTTATTTTAGTGGGGTAAATCCATTTATTCAATCGTTTTATACTCATGATTTATTCATAACAAATATTACTGATTATTCTTTATTGCCTCTTAACGCTTCCGTCAGATCCCTAAATGTGACGAAAGACCCATTTTCTCCTTCTATTGATTACGATTATACTTATTCTAATTTTATTGATTTCTTTTCTGGAAATCTTTTAAACCCAAGTATTTCTATAAATACAGAACAGGAATATTCAAAACACGCAATTCAACAAACTGTAGATAATTCTTTTGCAGTCCAAAGAATCTATACATCGAACAAAAAGGTTTCTGTATCTGTTAATGGGCAAATTCCTAGTGGTAAAAATGTAAATACAGTTGTAAATATTGTAAGCGGATACATTAAAAACTATTCGGTTCCAAATGGATTTTTGACAGAAAACTCTATAGAAACAGGAAACGGACAACTTGCGATGAGTCAATCATTTTTCTTTAAATAATGAATAAAGCTTTTGAAAATTTAATAGATGCTTATGTCTTTGGTTCCACTGGCACATTGATGTTATATTACGATATGAACACCTTTGGAGTCGAAAATGGTAGTGGATATGTAAAAAACGTATCTCCATCATCTACGGTTGGATACAATAATGCCTTTCTGGATTCTGGAAAGAACACGGGAATGTTCAGAAGTGGCAATTATAGCGGCTGCAATTTGGCATATTCTAAACTTACAATTGATTCATTTAATAATGGCTTTTTAAATACAGGAAACACAGATTGGTATGCTACTTTTCTATTTTCATTTACCAAAACACACCAAGAGGATGGAGTTTTATTTGGATGCTTAAATAAAGATACTATTGATTATTATGGACTTTCTGGAACCTATGGAAGGGGATTTAATATTGGAGTTAATGATAGAAATCAATTATTTTTCCAAGGTATAGATTTTGAACAAGGACCATATATCATAACATCAGATTCTTTTGAATTAGCAAATAAAAATCTGTGTTCTGTAGTTATAAATCCAAGTAACGTTTCTTTTGGTTATTATGATTTAGGTTCTGATCGTTTTTATGAACAAACAAAAATAACAAATATTAATATTGAAAATATTTTTAGTAACGAGAAATTTTATATTGGAGGTTCTAATTTTTATTATAAAAATCCTTCTTTTAGTGGTTATATTGATAATTTTGCAATATTATCTGGTGATTATCATCCAAGCACATTGAAATCGTTAATGTCTGGATTTGTATCAATGGAGATTATTGATACTGGTTCTCTAGATTTTTCTTCTTTAATAACTGGATATGAAATAGAAATAATACAGGAAACAGGTATAACAGGTTATGTTGCAACTTTAACTGGTTCTAAGAATTTATATACTACTGGTTATTTTTTTGAAAGAGTTCCCATCTCCTCTTCTAATAGCACACCAATTGTTGAAGGAAATAGAATTATAACTGGTTATTCTTTAGCAAATGGAATTATTTACAATGAAGAAATTGGAAATATTTATGTTACTGATCAATACGTTACATCTGGAAACGATGCACACGCAACACTTGGTTTAATATCTGAACTATTGACATTTCAAACTGGTGGAAAAACATTATTGAAATATAAAGTTAATCAGACAGGTGTTTTACCTCTTTATAGACTTGATGCATTAACTGGTTTTATTGGTCCTACTGGTTTATCAATTGATCCATTAACACAACAACAATTTATAGAAGGAAGCACTGGATATGATTATGTTCTTAATACAGGATTAATGAATGAATATCAACACAATTACATTTACTATCTAAGCGAAAGATTATGATAGAATACTATTTAAATACAGGAGTCGAAGATGACTCAGACAACTATTACAGAAATACTCAATTATCTAATGCGAGTGTTTTTATTGATTCTAATAATAAATTTATAAATCAAGTTTATGCAGATGGACAGACTCTTTTAGAGGACGATGTTACAGAAACATCGTTAAGCACTTCAATTAAAACTTATACGCATAGTGGTGATTTTTATATTGATTCCTTTTCTTTAAAAAATTCTGGTGATTATTATAATTTTGAAGGCATTGAAACAGTAAATTATGACATAATGCAATCTGGAAAAAGACCATTCTTTGAATCTGATAATTTTAATAATTTATTGAATGGATTTGCAAATAAAATTGCTGGACAAGTAAGTGGAGATCTATTTTTTATTAATGGAATTAAATTAATAAGTGGTATTCATTATTATGTTCATAATGGAATTTTTGAGTGGAATGATGGTAATCCAACATCTTTAGAACTCAGTGGAATAATGTTTTCTATGCCAAATAATTTTGATGTTATCATAACTGGTCAGTATGACATATATAATCAAAATTTTAAAATAGGAACAACAGTTGCCTATTTAAATGGTGTAAGATTATATCAAGATGATTTATTGGAAACATCAACAATAAATACTCTAATAAATACAGGAATTGAAGCAAAAATAAGATTCTCACCAAAGAGACAAGAACAAATTATCTTCTTTTGAATTATGCCTAATTATGTAAATAACGCACCTTTGGGTTCTGCTTTTGGCGGAAAAATAGCTACATTAAATTATAACTATTCTCCAAACGAGGGTCCATCTTCAGCAACAATTACAATAGTTAGTGAAAATAATAGATATATAGAACCTATTCTTCTTTCTAATTTTAATATTCCAATTTTAAATATTCCAATGGTGATTGTTGAGGTTCAATATAATGACGACAGCACAGCAAGAACATTACAAATAGAATTGATTGATAAAACCTCTTTATATCTTGATACTAATTTAATTCTTGTTAATGGTGTTCATTCATCAGGTGTAGAAGGTAATTCTAGCTCTTCAAATTCTTTTCATTTTTATCCAAAAACAACAGGAACAATTAATAATAATTCATTTGGTAATAAGGGAAGGCTTTCTATAACTTCGGGAGGAAGTGGTGGAAGAAATTGTAGGTATATAGGTGGACTTAGAAGCACAGTAAAAGTTTCATCTGCTTGGGATGGGGATACCCAATTATTTAAAAATAATACACAACCATATACAACAGTTGTTTTTCAAGACAATAAATTCAGACAAGATTTAAGTGGAAAAAAAGCAGGTTCAATACTTCCAATTTTTCAAAAATTTGGAGATACTAGCAATTTTGAAGTTTCAAATGAATGGGGCTATACTTTTAATCAATTATGTAATAATATTTCTATTCCAATAAGGAATAAACCAAATATTAACGATAATTATTATTTTAATCAAGCTGGAACATGTAGATCTGTATTATCTGGTGTTCTTTCTTCTTTAGGAAAGAGTTTTTACATTAATCCTTTTGATGGAAGTATAAATATCATTGATAATGGTTTTATTAATCAGATTAATAGAACATTATCTTTAAAATATACTTCTTTACTCAAAGAGTCTTTTTCTGATAATTCTATTACATCTATAAATATAAAAAAGTCATGTAAAGAAACCACAGGAAGACATACTGTATTAACTGGTTCTTATGAAAACAATGTAGATAAATCAGGAGGTGGGGGTTCTGGAGATACAAATATTCCAGATAAACCACAATATAGAACATTTTATAAATATTCAAATGTTGACGTTATTTCTCCAAGTGAAAGAAAGTTTTTCCAAAAAATACTTCCTTTGTTTTGGTTTAATTTTTCACAAAGATCTGTTGATGATTTTATTTATGCATTAGCAAAATTAGAAGATCCTACTACTTGGTCAGAAAAAAGTGGTGATGAATCAATTTATTCTGGAAATACAGATTCTAATGGAAACACCATGATAGATAAAACAAATCCAAAAGCAACTTTAAGACCTTCTGATTTAAATAAATCTGGAGAAGATTTAGAGGCTTTATTAAGTTCTGAATATATAAGCATAATGTTGGAAAATATTTCAAGCGGAAATATTCCAGACAAATTTGATTTAAATCAAGAGATTGATATATACCCAAATACTAGAAGAGCAAAAGTTGGAGAAAATTTTACACTTAATGCTGCTGCTGTTTCTCCTTATGAAAAAATATCACCATATATTGAAGGTATAAACATGGCTTTATTTACTCTTCATGTTACTAAACCAATTTCAAAGAAAAAAGCCCTATCTATGAATTGGGCAAGTCCATCTAGTGGGCAAAAAGACCCAATTAATAATAATATAAAAATAGCTGGTCCATATGCATCTGATACAAAAATATCAGATATTCCAGAATTAGCTCCATTAAATTTTATTCTTTCTAGATTTGGAAAAGAAACAAAAATAACAATAGGTAAAATGGCAAAAGATGCTGCTGGAAATTTTAGATCTAACCAATCTGGAGATGTTTCAACAGGTTATCATTTTATAGCAATAAAAGACATTGCTGCTATTCTTCCTAAGAATTTAGGAACAATTCCAAATGACATTATTAAATCTATTGAAATGAATGTTTTTTCAAGCGCACCAATAAATGAAAGTTCAACTGGTCCTATTTTGGCTCTAACAAAAAGAGGACAAACAAGTATAAAAAATATCGCAGAAAAAAATGCTCAAATATTTCAAGAAATTGTTGACAATATAAGAAGGTCTACAAATACAAATTTTAGAATTCCATATACTAAACTAGATGAAAATGACGCTTCTTATGAATATCCAGATAATACAGCATCTGAACCAGAATTACCAGAGGTAAAATCAATAAGAACAATACCAACAAAGCAACCAACATCTGGAGATGCTGGTATGACAAAAATTGAATTAGATACTTACCAAGGTTCAATAGAAGATCTTAGTTATATTGATGATAGTTTCTTTAAAGAAACTCCGGGTCCATCTTTTGAAGCTTCAATTACTTTTTTTAGACCTCCAATAAAATCTGATTTAGATGTTTTTTCTGGTTTGTCTTCAATTTCTTGCTCATTTAAAGGAGATGGAGTAGAGACTAATGTTTCATATAGCACTAGAAATTATTTAAACATGGATAAATCTTTAGTTCAACAGCTTACAAGAGGAAGCTCTATTCCTGCTCCAAGATTTGGTCCAAATTTTATAAATAAACCAGCATTTATAAAAAATAGAAAATCATAATATCCAAGAGTTTTCAGTTTTTTCAATTTCTTGAAAGTTATGATTTAAGAAGTGATATCTATAAAAGTTTTTCCAAACTCTGTGCGAGTTTATAAATGTTTTAAAAGTATCATAATCCATTTCTTTCAAGAAATAAATGAATCCTTTTAGAGATTCTAAGCTATTTGTATCAAAACCCTTTGAAACAGCTTCGCTTCTAATAAACTGTCTTATCATTTCTGCTCTTTGAAATTGCTCAAATTGATTTTCCAATCCCAAAAGCAAATGATTTGATCTTCCATAAATCCAAGCGTATTTAGCTTCATGATTTATTTTGTTATCAAAAGGTCTACCTCCCTCTTCTCCATCTTTTATTCTCCAAGTGATTTCTTTCTTACTTTCATCGTGGGTGTTTTTGATATCTATAGCCTGTTGTTGTGCGCCTACTAAACCCCAATGAGGACTTCCATTAAAAACCATAGAATCATTCCATTTGAAGGCAAAACCCTTTCCATAATTAAAAATAGACTTTATTCCATTGAAATCGTGGGCATAAATCCACTCTTTTATGTTTCTTGCCCATTTTTGATTAATTCTTTCCATAGAATCCCTCAAGATGAACCAATCACCGTTCTTCATTGGCCCTTCTCGTAAGAAAGTATTCATCTGTAGGTCGTGATCGTTCGTCCAAGGTCTCAGGATGACAGAACCCGCTCCCTTTCTTTCTTGAAGCAATTTATAACAAGCATCGTCCTCATTGAAATCTCGACTATCATATCCAAAGATTAATCCATCAACATATTCCCAAATCGGGTCTGTTAATTCTTTGATATTTTGGTATTCATTTTTATTTGTAATTCCACAAAGATAAATCATAATCAATCCTCCCAATATTTAAAAACGTGGTCTTTCCATCCAAACGGAACTTCTCCGTTTTCTGGCCAATTTCCAGAAATAGCCTTTTCCCATTGCTCATCGCTTAGTGGGGGAAAAGAGTATTTTTCTTTTGGAGTTTTTAAACAGATGAGTTGTTTGGTGTCTGTTCTGTGTTTCCACATTGATCCGTCTGGATTTGTTCTAATGCTCCACTTTCCTCTATCTATAAATGGTGGGACTTTTTGGGAGCCGATTTCATATGTAACAGAAATATAAGAAAGGCCACGCTCTTCGATGTTTTCTTGAACGCATTGTTCAGTCCATTTTATATGATCCCAAGGACCGGGACCACCAATGCTTTTTGGAATACTGTTATAAAAATCTACAGAAATAAACTGCGCCCTCTCACTGTATTTACCGTGTCCTTGATCTCCTGAGAGGTCGATGTGTGAAATTTTATATTTCTGTAATAGATTTTCAAATTCTTCTATTTCTTTTTGTGTTATTTTTGTATAGAGAAGATGATCAACTTGAATATAAAATGCGTATTTGCTTTTGCATTGAGCAAATAATTGTATTGTTCCTGCTCCACAACCAACATTTGTTGTGTTATTAATTACCTCATCTTGATCCGACAACAACCCTTCTTCTTTAAAAGAGTCTGCATATCTTTCCCCGCCATTATTTAATATGGTAATCTTCTTGTCAAACAAGGCGTTTACTTTTAACGAAAACAACAAATCTCTCAATTCATTTTCTCTATTAAAATCAAGAATTAATATTTCAGTCATCAGATTTTTCTCTTTTAAACAATGGGCCAGATAAGTCTACTGATATTCCATTTTTTTCTATTTTAGTTGGCTTGTCGTGAAAGTGTTTTACTTTATTTTTCTTTTGATAATCGTCAAAATACTTTCTTTTAACAGGATCTTCGTGACCAAGTTTGTCCTTTCTTTTTTCAGAAAGTTCTTTAGAAGCATCCCACAAATCTCCAACAGTTCCTTTTCTTCTTCCGGTAATTTCTGTTGCTTTATTTAAATCAAATGGATTGATTGTTCCAATTCTTTCTGCGCTAACTTGGGGTGCGGTTAAAACTCTCTTCCACTCCAATCCTTCTTCATCAAAATATTCGTGTTTGTCATTCATTCTTTGAATGACTTCTACATACTCGTCTTTGTTTGGGTGCTTGTAGATATAGGTTGGCATTATAATTGTTTTGCAATGTTTAAAATGCTATTGACTGTTTTTTCGTATGTGAAAAATTCGCGAAGTTCTTTTCCGCTATCTTCTTTGTAATTATTTAAAAAGATATCTTCAGATTCTTTGATTGCGGCAGAAATAGATTCTGGTTTAAAGTAATGAAAACAACCTTGGTTATATTCCATTCCACGATGGAAGAAAACCCCATCATAACATTCTTCGATTCCACTCGGTTCAAGTTTAATTAAATTTGAATTACTAAATTCGTTAACCCAATCTAGATGTGCGCCACCCAATCCGACCACACAAACCTTATTCATACAAGCAGCGTTAAAGCTTGGAAGATTCCATCCCTCATTCCCACAACATCCAGAAAGATCAATGTCAATAGAATTAATGAATTGATTTACTTGTGAATTTGTTTCAAGAGTGGGTAGAAAGTTGATATTACTGTAGTGCTTTCCTTCTAGGGTATTGATGATTATTTGATCAAAGGTTTCTTTTGGAAAGAAGGGGTTATTGATTAGGCATGTTAACTGATATTTGTTGTTGTTACCATAAAGCTTCAACCACTCTCTAATTACAGTCTGTGTATTTTTTCTCTTTTCTAATTTTCCACAAATTCCGAAATGAATTACGTCTGGCTTTTTTACGTCTTCAACATAAAAATCTTCATCGAAACCAAGAGGCACGAAATAAAATTTGTCTGGATTTACTTTTCCAGTCTTTAAGAAAGCGTCAATAGCTTCGGTGGAGGAAAAAATAACAGCATCTTGTTGATTTACAAGATTAATTTCTGTTTCTGTTGGCATATCAACCTCATAAAACGAGAAAAGAATTTGCTTTTTTGCAACCCTTCTTTCACAACCGTTGATATGCCAAACTTTTAAAGCGATATCTTCTGCGCTAAATTCTTTATTGAAGTTTTGTATTTTATTAACAATCTCTCTTTTGAGATTTTCATTTGCGCGATCAAAAGATTGAAAGGAAATTTGGTTTACACATTGAGGTAAACACATTGATTTTAATTCACCTCTCCTTGATAATTCTCTTGCAATGTTGAATGTAACGTTTCCAAGAGATAGGTTATTGATTGGTCCTTCAAGAATCATGATATTGTATCCTTTATTTCTTTTAAAATTGTTTTACCTATTTGTTCTATTCTTTGTGGCTTTAAATTAAATTGATCAGCAATGTCTATAAGCTTTCTTTCTTTTTGAAATCTTTCGTAAAAGATTTTGCAATCTCTTTCGCAAAACTTCTTTTTCACAACGTTATCAATTATAGAGCAGATTTCCTTTTTTTCAAGCTCATGAACAATTGATTTGTTGTCTTCTATATTGTTTACATCAAGCTCTAAATCGTCAATAAATTCTTTGTCTGCCTTTTTGTTTTCTGAGGTTCTTTTTGATTTGCATTTATACTTGGTTATGTTTGCAAGCCAAGTATGAAATTGAGATTTCTCATTAGAGAAGGAGGAAATTGCATCCCAGAAAAATGAATATTTGTCTTCAAGAATTTCCTGCATCCAAAAATTCTTTCTATTTTGAGGACAATATCTTGATACCGTGTCTACAAAAATTCCAGAGTGTCTTTCTATTAGTTCGTTAAAGGCTTCGTTGCTTTGTTCTTCCTTCGCCATTCTGACCAATTCATTGTCATCCAAATCTATAATCATAAGAAAAATCCAATGTATTTATCTAAAATTTCCTTGCATTTTTTAGAGATCTCAGAATTCATCTTACTTTCTTCTTCAAAAGAAGCAATAGAAATAACCTCTGACGCGGCTTTTGCCAATAATGGTTCGTTTTTCTTTTCGAATTCATTATTTGGCTTAATAGGTTTTCCGTCAATTGCTTTTCTTTTTAAATGAATATGCAATCCCTTATTTTCCTTCACCCAAAATGATTCATCTTTTTCTTCTGATGCAAATCTTAAATCACTAACAATGCAAACGTCAATATCTGACATTGTGTTTAGTTTTTTACACAGATAATCGATCCAATATTGATTATTTGTCATGTTTCTTCTGATATTTCCATGAGCAATCAACAAGGGTCGAATTAGCTCCTTTTCTTTTGGATCTTCGGTCCAAACGGAGATTCCGTATTTTTCTTGAACAAACTCTTCAAGCTCCTGTCGGACGCCTTCTGCAAAAGAAAATTGTTTGCATCTTAAATTTGGAAACTCCCTTCCAATATCAATTATCATTTGTCGAGTAAATGAATCTTTCCCAACTCTTGCTGGGCCAGAGAAAGCAATTATTTTTTGTTTTACTTTTTGCATAATCAAATTATTTACCAGTTGAACCAAAACCTCCATGCCCTCTGTTGGAGTCGGATAATGCTGTTGCAGGATACAAGACTGATTCAACTTCTTTAAAGAAGAAGAGTTGGGCTATTTTATCTCCTTTTTTGTAAATGTATTTTTCATCGATTCTGATATCGATACTATAAGAATTTTCCGATAGACAAAAATCAGTTTCCGAAGGTAAGTATCGGAACCTTAGTTTAATTTCCCCTCTGTAATTGTTGTCTATGATTGCAGGAGAATTAGCCAACATTAAGCGAGTGTTACTGATGCTACTTCTTGGCACAATTAATGCATGAACGTCTTTGCTTAGTGGGTTGATAAATAGATTTGTGCCATATTCGATATACCTTCTTTCTGGATCGAAAAAAGGATCTGTTGACGCCACTAGATCGTATCCAAGGTCTCCCGGCCTTGGAAGCTTGATGTTTTTGTAACCTTCTTTTAAGACAGAAATATCCTCCATATGGGAGATTAGTATAGTTTTAGCAAAAAGTCAAGAAGTTTTTTCAGAAAAATAATTAATTTTTTACTTGACAAACCCAAAAATATCCCATATAATACGTCACATAGACGACGTAAATGTTACGTCGTAACAGTTACGTCGTAACAGTTACGATACTATATAATATATTTATGTTGCGAGCTTGCGAGCAACATGGTAGCGAACGAAGAGAGCTACCATAATACGTCACAACGACGACGTAACGTATACGACGCATCGTTACGTCTATGTAACGTAATTGCGTCGTATAAATTGAAAAATAAGATTTTTCAATTTTTCTCTTTACAAATCGGACTTTTTATTGTAAGATAGGTGACGCCTAAATTATGAAAGAAAAGAAGAGGGATTTGTTTGTTGAACGCGCCCATTTTAAACCATTCGATTATCCTGAGTGTGAACAGTTTTGTGATGCAATTAACGAGTCTTATTGGACGCACAAAGAATGGTCCTTTTCCCAAGATGTTCAACAGTTTCACATAGAACTTGATGATTATCAAAGAGAGATTATTAAGAAGTGTCTCCTTCTTATTTCTCAGGTAGAAGTTTCTGTCAAAACTTTTTGGGGCAATCTGTATAGACACGTTCCTCTTCCAGAAATTAACATGGTCGGGGCAACATTTTCGGAAAGCGAGGTCCGTCATGAAAGAGCATATTCCCACCTTCTTGAAAAACTGGGCCTCAACGAAGAATTTGAAAAGATTTACGATATTCCAGCCGTAATTGACAGACACAATTACTTGAAAAGATACAAAGACTATTCTAACGCCAGATTAGAAGAAAAGTTTCTAAAATCAATCATCCTTTTTTCTTTATTCATTGAAAACGTGTCCTTGTTTTCTCAGTTCTTCATCATTATGTCTTTTAATAAACACAGAAAGATGTTGAAAGATATCAACAATGCTGTCGCCGCGACAAGCAAAGAAGAAGCAATTCATGGAGCCTTCGGTAGTTGGTTGATTAACCAAATCAAAGAAGAACACCCCGAATTTTTTACGGACGAACTTAAATCAATGATTGAAAATTATTGTTTAAAAGCTTTTACCGCTGAAGAAAAGGTTCTTGATTGGATTTTTGATCAAGGAGATTCTGATTTCATTAAAAAAGACCAAGTTAAGGAATTTATCAAAAATAGATTAAATTATTCCTTGACAGGAATAGGTCTTAACGCTATATTCGAAGTAGACAAAGAAGTTATCAATAAAACAAAGTGGTTTGATGAAGAATTGTTAAGCGATGTTCATGTTGACTTTTTCGACCAAAGACCAACCGCATATTCAAGAAAAAACAAATCAATTACCGCTGACGATCTTTTTTGATTTTTTAGATTTTAATTATTATGAGCAAGATTCAGTGGTTAAACAAACCTGCAAAGATTTTCCTTAAAAATGGATACCTAGAAGAAGAAGAATCCCCGGAACTAAGGATCGAAGATTTGGTAAAAACTGCTAAAAATATTTTAGGAGATTTTTGGGATGCCGATCAATTTTTGGAAAACATTGAGGCGGGAGATTATTTGTTTTCGACTCCAGTTTGGGCTAATTTTGGAAGAAAAAGGGGATTGCCGATTTCTTGTTTCAATAGCTATTTAAGCGATACAATGGATTCAATTCTTTTTAATCTTGCAGAGGTCGCGACAATGACCAAGAATGGAGGTGGAACCAGCGGTTATTTTGGAGAATTACGTCCTCGCGGAGCGGCCATTTCTTCTGGTGGGAAGTCGGATGGAGTGGTCAATTTCATGAGACTCTTTGATACGGCGATGATAACATGCAAGCAAGCATCTATTCGTCGGGGGGTAATGGGATGTTATTTACCGATTGATCACGGAGATATTAATGAATTTTTAAAGATCAAACAAGAAGGAAGCCCAATTCAAGATCTGTTTACCGGAGTTTGCGTTACAGACGAATTCATGAAGGGAATGATCGATGGCGACAAAAAGAAAAGAGATGTTTGGGCTAAGGTTTTAAAGAGCAGATCCGAAGTTGGAATGCCCTATATCTTCTTTACAGACAATGCTAATAAAGGAGCGCCGAAAGTTTATAAAGATAAGGGCAGGAAAATTCATGGAAGCAATGTCTGCTCGGAAATAATGCTTTCTTCCAACGAAGAAGAATCTTTTGTATGTTGTTTATCTTCAATGAATTTACTCAATTATGATAGATGGAAAGATACAAATGCTGTTGAATTACTGGCGTATTTTTTGGACGCAGTTTTGACTGAATTTATTAACAAAGCCAAAGACATTCATTTTATGGAAAGGTCTGTAAGGTTCGCGGAAAATCAGAGGGCCATTGGTATTGGAGCAACGGGTTGGCACTCCCTACTTCAAAGCAAAATGATTGCTTTTGAGTCCCTTGAAGCGCAGATGCTTAATTGTGAGATTTTCGAGACGATGAATAAACAGTCTCTTGAGGCTTCCAAAAAGGCGGCAAAACAATTAGGGGAGCCAGAGATGCTGAAAGGGTATGGAGAAAGATGGGCGACTCGTCATGCAGTAGCCCCAAACACCTCTTCGGCATTTATTTTAGGTCAAGGATCGCAATCTATTGAGCCGTTCAAGTCGAATTATTATGTAAAGGATTTGGCCAAATTTAAATACACATTTAAAAACCCTTATCTAGAAAAAGTCCTAGAAGAAAAAGGACTTAATATAGACGAAACTTGGGACTCAATTCTCCTTAAGAATGGATCGGTTCAACACCTCCCCTTCTTGTCTCAACATGAAAAAGATGTTTTTAGGACATTTACAGAAATTGGCGCGAAGGAAACCGTAATCCAAGCAGCGCAAAGACAGAAGTATATTGATCAGGGACAAAGCTTGAATCTTATGATCCCCCCCGATACGACGACTAAAGATATCAATTCCCTCATTATTTTTGCTTGGGAGAGCGGAATTAAGAGTTTATATTATCAACACAGCACAAATGCGGCACAAGCTTTCTACAGAAAGCTAAACGAGTGTAGTAATTGTGAAGGGTAATTATGAAAATCTTATCAAGCAATTCAGTAAAACTTTGTCCGTGCAATCCTAAAAACAATTGCCCAGAGGTAATTCTTTTGGAAAATGGATGGATTCAAATTAAAGACGATTTTGGTTCTTCTGTAAAAATGACCCTTGAAGAAGCAAAGGAAATCTCAGAAGCTTTGGCGTTTTTACAAAAAGAATCAAATGAAAAGTAAATTAGCATTAGTAATTTTACTATTTTTGTTCTCATTAACAGTTTATTGCGAAGACAGTAAGGAACAGAAGTTAGCAAAAGAAATATCTACAGGAATAGAGGAAACAACAAAAGAAATCGGAGATGGAAGATTTGTTTTGATTTCATTTATTAATGGAAGCATTGAAATAATCCAACCGATTAAGCCTCAAAAAGAGTGGACGAAGGAATACAAGCAAGCTCTTGAAGAGAAGATAGAATCTACAATTAAAAGAGGTGGAATTGTTTTTCAATTACTTCAATTAAAAGAAAAGCAAGGAAAGTTGATTTAATGAAAGATTTTGTTGAATCTGTATTATTTTTTGTTGGGGCTTCTTTCATTCTAAAATATGGCGCTCCAACAAAATTTATAAGAACCTTTTTTTCTAGGTGGAAATGGGGTTCTGATTTGTTTTCCTGTGGGCTTTGTTTAGGAACATGGGTCGGAATATTTTCGATTCCAATGCTTTATAAGGAAATTAATTGGTGGATGATACCATTTATTTCTGCTATTGTTTCTTGGTTTGCGGATTTATTTTCAATGTTTCTTGTTAAGATTATGAATTCTTACCAAGTTGATATTTGAATTCTTCCCCACATATTATCACCTGTTGCGATATATAAGAAACGACCACTATAGGCAACTCGACCCCTTTCTCCAGTAGATGTAGAAGTTGTTGGGACATATCTAGTGCAATTATTTGAAGATAAAAATGTCATTCCATCACAAAAGTCAGTTGTGCTTTTGAATGTTTTTTCACCAGAAATTTCCTGTATTCCTGTTCTGTAAACAGGAAGAGAGGAATCTATTGCATTATTAATAGTAGCTAAAGCTCCTCCTGTATAAGTATTAAATCTTGTATTTGTTACATAATTTCCAGTAACAAAGCCACTTATTTGACTTGTTTTCGTATTTAAATCAAAGAAGGTAACTGCATTTTGTCCAGTAATGACTACTGTATTATTAAATACAGCACCACCAGAAGCAGACACAGATGCACAAGAAAGAGCGCCTGTAGCCGTTATCGTTGTTCCAACTAATAAGCTAGAAGCAATAGATACACTTGTTCCATAAACAGAATTTCCACAAAAAATATTACCAGTTACATTTAAAGAATTTCCTACAGACAAAGAACTAGAAAAATAAGCAGCATTATCGACAAAAAATCCTCCTGTAAAATCAAAAATAACAGAATTTTCAGCTATACTTGATTTATAATTTGATGTAGAATCTGCAAAAACAAAAGATCCATTATGATTAACGGCGATATTTTTTCCAGCACAAAGAGAATTACTTACACTGTTTATATCAGAAGACTGACCAAACAACATGATATTATTTTCTCCATAAACAGTAGAATTAGAAGCAGAAAGAATAATGCAATTATTTCCAGATACTATATTGTTTGATCCTGCAAAAATTCTGTTTCCATTTTCATAATTAAAGATATTATTTGTGTCATTTGGGTATATGACAGGCATATCATTAACCTTAAGCGTCCCATCAAAATTAAAGTCGCCAGTAAGAGTTTCTGGTAGATAGAAATTAAAAGAATTAATACCAGATTCAATAACTAAATTACCAGAAGGGGTAATCATTTCATATGGTTCATATTGTTCTGGCTTAATCCTGTTTTTCATTTGAAAAAATACACAAATTTCTTATATTCTGAAAAGGTAATACACTATGATTTACACCATTTACAAACCAAATAAGAATATTAATGGAGGATTGGCAACTTTTCGCGTTAAAAAGCAAAAAGAAGAAAAGGATTGGAAATCGACTCTTTTTATTGAATTGCTTAAGCAGAATTCTTGGAATAGCGAAAAACATACAGGAACATTTGACAAGGAAACAAGAAAGTTTATTACCCTAAGCGTCTCTGAAGCTGGAGAGTTTATCAATACATTCAAAACATTTATCCCATTTTCATCCTTTCACAAAACAACTAAAGGTTCTTCTTCTATTTCTTTAATTCCTTATGAATGGAATAGAACGGTTAATGGAAAAGAATACAAGACAACCTGTTTTGGACTTTCTGTAAAGTCTAATAATGTTGAATACAAAATTCCGATTACTCCGGGAGAAGCTCAGGCTTTGGTTCTTCTTTTAGAGCATTTTGTTAAAGAAAGCGCAGCCCTTCTTCTCAAGGAGGAAGAAAATAGAAGAAAAGAAGGGAATACGATAAGCAAAGAAAAAGAGACTCAAGAAGAAGAACTTTCCGAAGCAGATGTTCCATTTTAATGAATAAAAAAAGGAAAATCTTATTTTGGTCTAATGGTAGCTCCTTGAAAACAGGATTTGGAGCTAACGTAAGAAACATATTAAAAACTCTTCATAAAGATCCTGATCTTGAGGTTTATGAAGCGTCAAATGGTTTTCCTCTTAATAAAGAAATCAAGACCCCGTGGAAGTCCTTTGGAACTTATCCGGTTGATCAGGGTGTTTTAAATGAGATCAACGGAGACGAAGGAAAGAAAAGATTAGCTTATTATGGCAATTATGCCATAGATAAAATTATTGAAGAAGTTAAGCCAGACGTTATTTTTGGAATCGAGGATATTTGGGCATTTGATATTGCAAAAAAGAAGTGGCATGGAAATGTTCCATTTGTTGCGTGGATTACTGTTGATTCATTGCCAATTTTAGAACAGGCGAAAATTCTCCACTCAAAGAGCGACAAGTTTTTGGTTTGGGCGACATTTGCCGAAGAACAAATGAAGAAGGATGGGTATGATGTAGAAACCCTACATGGGGCAATCGATTATTCTTCTTTCTTTCCTCTTTCTCCAGAAACAAAAAAGAATCTTAGACAAAATGTAGGAATACAAGATTCTGATTTTGTTATTGGTTTTGTTTTTAAAAATCAATTGAGGAAATCTGTTCCAAACTTATTGGATGGATTTAAAAGATTTAAAGAAAAATGCCCAAAAAACATCAATCCAAAACTTCTTTTACATACAGAATGGGAAAGAGACGGGAATTGTTGGGATATAGAATCATACATTAAAGAGAAAGGTATTGACAAAAAAGATGTTTTAACAACGTATATTTGCGACAAATGCAATAGATATCATATCTTGCCTTATCAAGGGTCTGGTCTTGACTGTCCATTTTGTTCTTCTCAAAAAAGCTTTGGTCCTAAAAGAGGGATGGTTTCTGTTTCAGAAAAACAATTAAATGAAATTTATAATGTTATGGACGTTTATTGCCACCCCTTTACAAGTGGTGGACAAGAGTTACCCATTCAAGAAGCAAAAGCCGCAGGTTTGATTACTTTAGTTACGGAATATTCTTGTGGAACTGATTCATGCTATCCAGAACAAGGAGGTCTTCCTCTTTCTTGGCACGAATATAGAGAACCTTTTACAAATTTCATCAAGGCGACAACTGATCCAGAATCCATTTGTAAAAATTTGTTAACCGTTTTAAATATGTCAGAAACGGAAAAACAACAAATGATTGAAAATGCAATAACGCATGTCAACAACAATTTCTCAATAGAGAAAATCTGCCAAAGAATTAAAGAAATTGCTTTTGAATTTCCAGAATGTAAATGGGACTTCGATTTTACTGAAAAACAAACAAATCCAGATTATGTTCCAGACAACTCTATCGAGGTAGATGAAGAGTGGCTTATAGATGCTTTTTATGGGATTTTTGGAAAGAAATTCAAGAAAACAGAATACGATATTATAGAAAATACTAAGTTAATCAAAAAGGACGGCAGAGATTCTGTTCTTGAATATTTAAAACAACACGCAATTAAATTAAATCTTGATTTAAAATTAAAACAAACATCATTGGCGGATATTCTTGGAGAAGAAGATAAAGACAGAAGAATTGCTATTATAATCCCAGAGTCTGCTGGAGACGTTTTAATGATAAACGGATTAATGGAAGGTTTAAAAAACTTATACCCAGACGACAATATCTACGTCTTTACAAAACCTGAGTTCTTCTGTATGATTGATGATAACCCGTTTGTTCATCGCGTGTTGCCGTTTAGAAATGGACTTGATAATCTATTATATTTAGAAGGAATAGGAAATCACGAAGGATTTTTTAGAATGGCTTTCTTGCCACATGTAGGAAGTCAAAAATATCTAAACTATCTACACAATGGCCAAGACATCAATGCTTTCAATATTTAAATCATGCACCTTTCAACTTTATACGCTAGAGACTTAGGGGTTTTTCCGAGTAAACCTATAATTAAAGAACACTTCTTTCCACTTCCTTGTGAAAAATATATTACATTTCACAACTCTGAAAAAATTCAATCAAAATCTTATTCTTACTGGACAGAGGTTTTTGATATTCTAAAGAAATACCTAGACCCTTTTGGGATTAAAATCGTCCAAGTAGGAGCCAAGGAAGATAAGAAAGTAGAGGGTGTTCATTATTACTTGAACAACACGACGTTTAAGCAATCATTTTTCATTATAAAAAACGGACTTCTTCATCTTGGGATAGATTCAAGTCCCGCACATATTGCTTCCGCATATAATAAACCAACGGTTTCAATCTATGCACATACATACGCAAATACCTGTTTTCCATTATGGAATGAAAATAAGATAATGATAGAACCAGAGAGAGGAAGAACCAAGCCTTCCTTTTCTTTAGTTGAAAACCCAAAAACGATTGACAAGATTGAACCGGAAGTAATAGTTCAAGCAACACTTAATCTATTGGGAATAAATCAAACAATTACATATAGAACATTAAACATTGGAAAGTTTTTCCTAGACAAAGAGATCAATGTAATTCCAGACGAAATCGTTCCGCAGGTAGATGTTGACAACGCATCAATAAATATTCGTTTAGACATGATTCATGACGAGTCTTTCTTGATCAAGTTCTTAAATAAGAATAGTTGCAATATAAACATTTATTGCTCAAATCCGATAGAAAATACAAAAGTTTTAATGTCTTATAAATCTAAGATTAATAAGATTAATTATTATTCCAATGCGTTTAATGCAGATTTTGTTTATTTTTTAACATCAAACGTTTTCGATTTAAAACTGCTTTGCACTTCGCCAGATTCTTTAAACGAACAACGATTGAATTTCTTTGATCACGAAATTGATTTATTTGACTTGGTTAAAATCTCACAGGAAAATAAATCAAAGTATTTCGAATTAGTTAAAAATGGTATAAAAATCAAAACAGGCAGAATTTATGTAAAGGGCCAAGAGCAATTTAAAACCATAGGAGAAAATTTCGATGATTGGAAATTTTGGCTTGACTTTGATCACATGATGGTTTATAATGAGTAATTATGGCATCAAAAAAATCTACCGTAGATAATTCCTTTGGACCCAATCTTTATAAAAGAGACGATAATGGGTTGCTTGAAAACATTCAATACCATTTTAACGAAGACGGAAGCGTTAATTGGAGAAAGATGATCAGCGATGAACATCTTTATGTTAACAAAGATAGATTTCCAGATGGAAATGTTCCAAATTCCGTAGATGGGCTTGATGATTCAAAATTAATTATCAAGCTTTCTGGAATTAAAGAATTAGCTAAATTAAGGGGTTTTAGTGATGTTTCTTATCAGGTCAAGGGGGAGAGATTTAACCCAGTAGTCGTTTGTAGTATTCGCTTCATTCCAAACTATGAGACAGGATTTAAGGAGGTTTGCTTTCAAGATGTCGCGGCGGCTTCTTCTGAGAACACAGATTCCTTTGGTCAAAGATTTCTTGAATCAATTGCAACAAACAGAGCATTTGTTCGATGTGTTCGGAATTTCTTAAATATTCATATTGTTGGACAAGATGAGTTGCCCAAGGGAGACGGCAAACCCAACGCCATTCAAGAAATCAAATACGGAATGGGTCCGCTTGATACTCTACATAATTCTCTTTCTTTAATTGGAATTTCTGATTTTGATGGATTTCAAGAACTATTAAGAGGATTTTGGAAGGATGGGTTATACAAAAACCCAGAAGTAAAAAACTGGAGTAGATTTGAAGATATTCCACCAAAAGAATGTAGAACACTAATCTCCATCATAAAAGGTGCAAAAATTGGATTTTAAATGAACTTTTTTGATCAAAGAAATCCAAACAAATACCTTCATATAAAGAGTCTCTTGACTCCTTATAATATCTGGAGTTCAATAACCTGTCCAGATAAACTTACTCTAAAGAGATACGGAAGAAAAGATGGCAGTTACGTTTTACTAAAAGAACTCACAGAAGAAAAAAAAGATCTATATTGTCTTTCTTATGGAATTGGAAATGATCCTTTTGGAGTTTCTTTTGAACAGGAGATAATTAAACACGTTAAAGAAGTTCATATGTTCGACGGTTCAATAGAAAAACCGCCAATAGAACTTTGCGATAAAATGTTTTTTCATCCAGTTTATTTGGATAAACAAAATTTCAAGCAACACATTTTAGATGAAAAAGATATTATCCTAAAAATGGATATAGAAGGAAATGAGTATGATTGGTTGACAGATGAAAATTTAGACATCATTTCAAATCAGGTTTCTCAGTTTTGTGTAGAAATTCATTCTTTAATACAAGAGGTTCCCGATGGATGGGTTTTAGAATCAGCAATTCAAGACGCGAAGAAAAATCCAGATAAAATTGTTGAATTTTTAAGAAAATTAAATGATCGATTTACAATTGTTCACATACATGGAAATAATCATAGTCCTTTGTATGGAGATCTTCCTGATTGTTTAGAAATTACATATATAAATAATTCATTAATCTCTAAAAAAGAAAAGAGATTTGAGTCTTTCCCAATTATTGGGATGGATGAACCAAATTTAGATTATAGACAAGATTATACGTTAAATTGGTGGATTTAATATGAAAGCTTTAATTACAGGAGTTACAGGCCAAGATGGAAGTTTTATGGCGGACTTCCTTCTTAAAAATACAAACCTTGACGTTATTGGAACGGCAAGAAGACTAAGCGTTCCAAACCACGAAAATATCAAACACTTGAAAGATGAAAAAAGATTCCGCCTAATTGATTTAGATGTAACTGATAGCGAAAATATTTCAGAAGTTATTCAAAAAGAAAAACCAGATTATTTTATCAACTTTGCCGCGAATTCTTTTGTTGGCAACAGTTGGTCAATGCCAGTAAACCACATGCAAACAAACTGTATTGCTGTTTTGCATCAGTTGGAGGCTATTAAAAAACATGCTCCGCATTGTAGGTATTACAATGCGGGTTCTTCTGAGCAGTTTGGTGACGTTAACTATTGTCCACAAGACATTAATCACCCATTTAAACCAAGGTCTCCATACGGAGTAGCAAAAAGCGCAGCCCATCATTTGGTAAAGGTTTATAGGGAATCTTTTGATCTTTACGCAGTTCAAGGAATCCTATTTAATCACGAAGGAATTAGAAGAGGGGAAGAATTTGTTACTAGAAAGATAACAAAAAATGTTGCAAGAATTTATCATTCAATAAAAAACGGACAACCCTTTTCTCCACTTAAAGTTGGCAACATCTTCTCAGAAAGAGATTGGAGTGACGCGGAGGATTTTGTTGAAGGAATTTGGTTAATGTTAAACCAAGAAAAACCAAAGGATTACATCCTGTCTTCAAACGAATGCTACCAAATAAAAGAATTTATAGAATTGGCATTTAGTGCGGCAAAAATAGAAGGACAGTGGGTTGGTCTTGGGGAGAACATGAAATATATAATTCCAAATTATATTTTAGAGATCAGCAACTTAAATAGTCTTGTTTTAGTTGAAATCGATAAAGATTTTTATAGACCAGCAGAGGTTGATATCCTTTTAGGAGATTCAACTCCAGCAAGAGAAGAGCTTGGGTGGAAACCAAAAACCTGTTTTTATGATTTGGTAAAAAAGATGGTTGACAACGACATAAAACAGTATATAATATGATATATGTCGAAGTCTCCTACGTTCTTCCAAGAGCGAAAGAATTTTATATCCCGTATGATCAAGCCGGGATCAAAAGTTCTCTATGCTAGAGAACAAAAGTTTGCTAAACAAATATTTGAAGAATGGCCTGTTGACTTTTTAAATAAAGTTAAACCTCCATTTGAAATGAATTCTATTGGTTGGTTTATAACCAAAGAAGGAAAAAAGTATTTGAAATTAAAACTCATGGAGTTTAATTATAAACCAGAATCCGCCGAAATTATCAAAGGATACGAAAAAGTTGGCGAAGATTGGAACGGAGAATTCACAAGAAAATCATTAAGAAAGTTTTTATCATAACATGGATACATCAAAAAAACAATTAGAAAACTTCCTAAACAAAAACAAAAGCGATCACTTTAATTTCCAAGATACAATTAATTGGATTTGTCCAACTGGTTCTTTATTATTTGATTCGCAATTAGGAGGAGGTTATAAGCCGGGAGCTTATAAAGTCAATGGAGCTTCTTTTGCTGGAAAGACGCATTGTGTCTTAAATTGCATCAAGAATGCGCTTGATATAATTCCTAAAGCAAAGGGCTTATGGATTGATGCAGAAGGAAGGCTTGACAAAGATATTAAAGAAAGGGCAGGTATTAGCTTTGTTTATGATGCCTCTGAATGGGAAGTTGGAACCTGTTTTGTTCTTCAAACAAACATTTTCGAAACAGCAATCAACTTAATTAATGATCTTGTAAAAAATAACGTTGATGATAATAGGTATATTATGTGCATCGATTCCATGGACTGTCTGATTAGAAGAGATGATGAATCAAAGACAGCAGAAGAGGCAGGAAAAGTTGGAGCAGCCGGATTGTTAACATCTTTGATGTTTAAAAAGGCAAACCTTGTCCTTAATAAGAAGGGTCATTGTTTGTTCATGATTAATCAATTAAGATCATCGATTGATGTTAGCCAATATACTCCGAAGGATCAAAATGCGAGCGTTGGAGGGGGTGGAACAAACGCACCAGTTCACGCGGCTAATCAAATTTGGAATTTCTTAGGAAGAACAAAGAGTTCTACAATCTTTGATGGAGATACAACTCTTGGACATTATTGTAGGATTAAAATCTCTAAGGGGGTTCAAGAAAGAACAGATGTGAGCATTAGCTATCCAGTTCGTCATGGAAGAAAGGGAGGAACATCTGTTTGGAAAGAATATGAAATTATAGACCTCCTTCTTCAATGGGGATTTCTTGAAAAGAAAGGTTCATGGATTAATTCTGATTCAGAGCTTACCAAGTTTCTTGGAGAAGAATTTAAGGCACAAGGCATGACAAAAACTTATCAAATGTTGGAAGAAGATACTGGTTTGTGCGGAAAAATGGAAGAGTTCTGTAAAGAAAACATTTTCGATAAAATGAAATGATTTTTAAAAATCACAGAGGAAAAGAAATTAAGGTAGCAAAAGCCAATAAATATAAGATTGATTGGGACTCTGGTTGCCGTTCTAAAATACAAAAACAAGTAAAGGACATTTTATACAAATATTGGAAAGGAGATTTGGTCTACGAAGAATTTCCTGTGGCTGGAACAAGATTAACGCTTGACTTTTACAATGCTTCGTGCAATATTGCGATAGAAGTCGATGGAATGCAGCATTATCAGTATAATGAATTCTTTCACAATAAAAATAGAAACAATTTTTTGGAACAATTAAAAAGAGATGATTTTAAAGAGAGTTTTTGTTCAACAAATTCAATTACTCTTTATAGAATTAGAGAAGACAAAAACGTGCAAGAACAAATAAACAATTTAAAACTATGAATAATGAAGAAGAGGAAGATGGAAATGATGAACTTGAGGTTTTTTCCGAATCTCTATTATGTAAAATTTATGATAGCACAGGGAACAAGAGAGGATGCAATAAGGGATTCTTGATGTTCATGGTAAACCACAATGGAGAGATTATTTATGTGTCAAAGTTCTCAGACACGGTAACACAAATTGCTTTAACAGAAACCGCTAAAAAAATCCTGTTAGAAGAAGATTTCCAAGAAGATGATTAAGTCGTTCGAATTAGAAAGAAAGGTTTTATCTGGGCTTTTACAGCACCCAAAATCTTGGTCTGAAGTTTCAACTTTCTTGGTTGAAGAAGACTTCTACGCTGAAGACAGCAAGGTTCATATAACCTTGTTTAAGATGATTAGGAATGCATTAAATAGTAAAGAAGCTATTGATGACACCATTCTGATTGATCGTCTAGCCAGACTCAATACGACTTTTCCAGATTCTATTGATCGAGACGAATACATTAGGTCTTTGGTTTTCAATAAAATTTCAACAGATGTTTTCTTAAACTCAGTCAAAGAGCTTAAAAAATACACCTTCAAACGAAAGGCTTTAAACATTTGTAATAAAATAGAACAATTCACAAAAACAGTAGACCCATCAAAACCCTATTCTTTTATTGTAGAAGAAATTGATAGAATTTACAATAATGATATTCGTGGATTTGAAATGGGAGAAGCCAAACTTGTAAATTTGGCCAAGATTGCAGAAGAGATTATTGAAGACAGGGGAGACAATCCACCAGAAGAAGTTGGGGCAATGGGTCCATTCCCAACCATTAATAAAATTTATGGTTCTCTTGTGAGGCCGGGGAACTGCACTTGTTTTGCCGCTAGAGCTAAAAGTGGAAAAACCACGTTAATGATAGATATGTTATTGAAGATCTCTTACGAAAATAAGTTGCCGATTCTGCATTTCGATAATGGGGAAATGAGTGAAGAGGAACTCGTTTTTAGAATGGTCTCTGGAATATCTGGTGTTCCCGTTTATCTTCTTGAAAGTGGCAAATGGAGAACTCACGGATACAAGGATCTTTCCGCCAAGGAAGTCGTTAGCCGTGTTCGGGCGGTATGGGAAAGAATGAAGGGTATCACGATTCTTTATGAGAACGTAGCAGGAATGACATCGGAAGAGATGGTCTCCCTTCTTAAAAGAATTTACTTTTCAGAAATTGGAAGAGGCAATCCTCTCATCTTTTCCTTTGACTATCTCAAGACAGATTTCAACAATCTAGGAAAAGGTTCTGATTGGGCTTTTGTTGGAAAACTACTCCACCATTTTAAACAAACAATTAGCAGAGAACTCAAATTCGACGGTAAACCAACAGTAGCTATGGTAACGTCTGTTCAAACAAACAGGTCTGGCATTGTTACAAATAGAAATTCGGATACAGTTGTCGATGACGAAAGCGTTATTGCGTTATCTGACAACATCATTCAATTCGTTTCTCACCTATTCCTTCTTAGGAAGAAGACAATGGATGAAATTGTTGAAGAAGGACCAGAGTTTGGCACCCACAAGTTAAAATGCTTGGCAGCAAGACATTTAGGAGAAGATTCTTTTGGTCACATTAATCCTGTTGATTGGGTTGATGGTAGCAAAAAAGATAATTGGATCAACTTAAAATTTGACAACTTTAATGTTGAAGAAAAGGGCGATGCTCGCGATATTATTAGAGCAATAAACGGAGAAGATGTTGGAGCAATTAGATCAATGGGGGCAGAAAATGAACTTCCAGAATCTTTAAGATGACCGATTATGGATCAATTTTAAGAAACATAGGCTATAATCTGATCGATAGGGGTTCTTATTGGCAGACAAACGCTATCTTCCGCAATGGAGACAACAAAACATCAATCAGAATTTACAAAGACACCGGAGTTTGGAGCGACTTTGTTGAAGGAAACAAACCTCTCCCATTCGAAACATTACTAAAGAAAACATTAAAGACAAATGATGTATCAAAATACATAGAACAACAAAATACGTCATTTACCTTTTACAAAAAAATAGATAAACTTTTGAAAGAAGAAAAAACATTTCACGATAGTTGCTTAAAAAAACTATTACCAGACAGGCACTATTTTGAGTCAAGAGGCATCCCTAGTTGGGTTCAAGAAGAATACCAATGCGGGTTGGCAACTTCTGGCAAGCTATATCAACGCATCGTTTTTCCAGTTAGGAGAAATGATGGGAAAATACATGGATTCATTGGCAGAAAGGTTGTAGACAACAAACCAGAATCTCCAAAGTGGTTGAATTTTGGAAAAACCTGTGATTGGTTTTATCCATATTTTTCTGTAGAAGGCGTTGAGGAACAAATAGAAGAAGAAAAGAGGGTTTTTGTAATAGAATCTATCGGAGATTCTATGTCTTTATATAGATCGGGTGTAAAGAACAACATCGTTTGTTTTACAAACAATATTAAACCAAAAATAACATCGAGATTATCAAATCTTTCGGTAGATATTGTTTTATCATTAAATAATGATTCTGGCCAAAACAGAGGATTCGACGGGGCTTTGGCAAGTTTTATAAAACTTGCTGATACAATCGATTTAGAAAGAATATGGTTTTGTCCACCTCCAGTTGAAGATTTTGGAATGATGAATGATCAACAAATTCGTGAATGGAGAAGTTCTTTAGATTTTTCAAATTCTTCGAAGGAGTCTCTTCTTCAATTGATTGGTTATGCTCCAAAAGCAAAACTTGCAGCAAACTTGCTTCCAAAATTAAAGAAAATAGAAAAAAGCTTGGAATGAAGAACTATTTGTCTGCATCAAAGATCAAAAAACTACAAGAATGTAGTTGGCAATATTATTGTCGTTATATATTGAAACTTCCAGACGACTCCAATGACGGAGCAAAAATGGGATCGATTTGTCATAATGTTTTTGAATATCTTGGAAAAGATAAACATAAAAGACATTTCAATAAAATAATTAAAGCCGAAACAATTAAGGGAAGTGAAGTTGTCAGTAGATATGTAAATATTTGTGCCAATAAAGAAAGTGTCAATTCAGAGACCCACCTTACTTTAATTGATAAAATGATTTTAGAAGGACTCAAGTATGATTTCTATGGAAAGAAACTTGGAAAACCAATTGAAGCCTTGTCTGAAATTGACTTCGATTTAACGATAGACGAGAAAGATAAGAAATACAGAATCGTTGGATTTATTGATAAGTTGTTCTTATATAAGAATGGAGCGGTTATAATCCGAGACTTCAAAAGTTCAAAGAAGAAGTTTGAGGGAAAGGAAGTTTATGATAACGTGCAAGACTTGATGTATAGACTTGCCGTTAAAAAGCTATACCCAGAACATTATAATCCAAAGATGGAATTCGTCTTTCTTCAATTTTCATGTGAAAATGGAGACGGTATTATTGAAACACCTAGCGTTTGCGATAAAGAATTAGAAGGTTTTGAATATTTCCTTACAGACGTTCAAAATGTCGTTGATCATTTTGACGAAAAGATAGCCACACAAAACATGGCCTATGACAAAGGTTATGTAAACAAGGACCAAGGTTTCTCAGGAAGATTAGTTTGTGGAAGATCAGATCATCCAGAAGAAAAGAAAATAGATGGAACGAACAAATGGTATTGCAGAATGAAGTTCCCCTTCTTTTATTGGGTTTTATTAGACGAAAAAAATAACATAATCAATTCTGCAAAAACTGAGGAAGAATTGGGTTTTCCTGCAAAAAACCAGAGAATAGAAAAAAGATTCTACAAGGGATGCCCTAAGTTTAAATTTCTTGAATACTCTCAAGAAATGAATATGAAAGCAAAAAACGAAGGATTTTAACAAAAAATACTTGACTTCCTAAAGAAAGATGGTATTATTTCGTATATGAAAATCTCTGAATATAAAATTGCTCGCGCAAAACTCTACATGACAGAGGACGATAAGAAAGTCCTTGAAGAACAAATTAAGGAAAACAAAATTTCACCAGAAATGAAAAGCCGTTTGGATTCTTTGATTTTTAGACTACTTCCAAAACGTCTTCGTAGAAAGAATGGGTGTTTCGGAAGCCCCGGCCTCAATCGAAAAGAAAAGAGAAAGAAATTAATTCAACAAAAGATTCAAGAAATCGTTGATCAACAAAAAGAAGAAGAGTCTAAAGAATGATTCCTATTTTTAAGTCTCATTTTTCTATCGGAAGATCTATTCTTAATTTAGAAAAGATTTTCGAATACGATCAAGACAAGATCGTATTGGTAGAAGATTCTATGGCTAGTTTTCGTAAGGCCAAAAAGACGGCCCTTAAAGCAAAAAAAAGATTCATATTTGGTCTTCGGTTGGAAGTAAAAAGCGACGGCGACAGCAGCAAGTTGATCTTCTTCGCGAAAAGCAATAAGGGAATAGATTCTCTTCGCCGTATTTATACGAAAACGTTCACCGAACAAAATGGGGTTTACCAATTAAACAAAGAGGATCTTCAAGAGATAGAAATTGCTGTTCCATTTTATGACTCTTTTTTGCATAAGTCTATTCATAATTTTGGTTGCTTTGAATTAGATTTACCGGAAAACGTTACTTTTTTTGTTGAGAGAAATAATCATCCGTTTGATTTTCAAATAGAAAATGCAATCAACAAATTTGGAGGAAAAACTGTTTTAGTAAAGTCCATCTTTTACGACAAGAAAGAAGATTTCAAAGCCTTTCAATTTTGTAAAGCAATTTGTAATAGAAAAATAGGTAGGTCTCCCGTATTTAACAGGCCAGAATTAGAAGAATGTTCTAGTGATGAATTTTGTTGGGAGTCCTTGCAAGAATATAGCAAGCAATAGTAAACGTGTTTTTAATTTATGAATATTACGAAAACCCAATGGAAGGGACTGCAAAAAGAATGGTTCGATTGCGAATACGCGGCCATGCAACCTGTGGACGCGGTGCGTATGCGGTTGACCAACGAAACCAACGAGGTCGAGCGGCTGGCAAACGGAATTGCGCTGGCGCTGCACAAAAATCGACACTTGGCGGATGGCGATAATTGCACACTCATCGACTTAAAGCGACTGGTCCCAGACTGGGAAGCGCGTCTGTTTTATCTTCTGCCTAACAATTAGATCAGACTTCCAAAGGATAGTCTGTATCGAAAGTTCCAGATTGTAAAGTTTGTAGAAAAAAGTCTTGACAACAGCAAAATTTGTGATACATCATATCATGAATATACACAATACAATTTTAACCTCAGTTAAAGATCAAGATGATTATGGGTGTTTTGAATTCGAAACAAAGAAATTCTCAGACTTGTCTAAAGTTGAGCTACAATCTATTTTGAATTACATTCTTAGTCTTAATATAGATCAAGAAACAATTCTCAACAGAAACGGCTTTTATTCCTTAGAACAGGTCAAAGAGAAGAAGGGGTTGAAGTTCACAAATAAAGACGATATTTTCTACAGAAGGAATTATAATTTTGAAAAAATTACTCTTGGCAAAAAATTAAACGACTATCAATTAGAAGAACTCAGTCAGTGGAAACAGGTCTTTGTTTTAGTTGAAATGCCTAAAGAAATCAAAGATCAACTTGAAGTTTTCGAACAAAAGAAAAAGGAAAAGAAAAAGAAATTAGAAGAAGCCAAGAAAACAAGAGAAATAAAAAAGGCCAAAAAACTTCTAGAGCAATATGGGGAAAAATAAAATGACATTATACGCAATTATAATCAAAGATACTCAAGAACTTTTAAACCCCAAAACATTTAAAAGTTATTGGAAAAATTATGGTAATAATAGTTTATATGGATGGAGGGTTCCAAAAAAAGTTTATGATTCCATTGGAAGAGCTAAAGCTGGATTTTCTCATGTTCCAGAAGAAATGAAAGATAAATTAGCCATCGCAGAATTTAAGATTTCAGACATTCTTATTGAAGGGACGGAATTAAAAAAGATTCAAGATGAAAAAAAAGAAAGGCAAGAAAAAGAAAGGGAGCAGAGAAATTTGAGATATAAATTAGAAAGAGCAGAAAAAGAATTAAAACAAGCCGAAGAAAATCTGAGGAATCTTCTTGACAAATCATAAGAAAGCATTATATTGAATCATGCCATGTAACTGCGATCATTTAAAGGCAACCCAACTTGAGGTTGAAACCAGCAAAGTAGCCTGTCTTTTGGGAGAACTAAGAGGGGTTAAAATTAATAAACATTCTTGGGAGGGATACCACCCAGATGTTTACGGAAATGTTGATAAGAAACTAGCCGATAAACTTACGAAGGAACTTTGTTCAATCCTTCAAAAAGAAGACGTTTCAAAATATAGTCTCGAAATGCAAATTTGGTGGAGAGACCACCAAGAGGCTGATAGAAAGAGAATTGAGAAAGAGTTTAAAGAAAAAAAAGACAAAGAAGCAAAAAACAAAGCATTATCAAAATTGTCCGAATACGAGAAAAGGCTTTTGGGACTATGAAATTAAATCTGACAATCTTAATTATCTCGTTGGCTTTAACAGGATGTGAACGTCCAACAACCCAACAAAGATGCAATCATAAATTCTCAAATTGGGGAGAACCAATTACTCATACAAATTGGAATGGATCAATTTCTAAACAATTTAGATCGTGTTCTTTGTGTGGAGAGGCAGAAAGTCGAATGATTTTTTAATTTTGGAACATCAAATAGAAAAAGACAATGCTCACGAATAAATTAGATAATCCAAACTATCGAGCCAAGATCGTTAAGATTGATCGACTTGAGCCTCATCCAAATGCAGATAAACTGCAAATTACTGTTGTAGATTTCCAACGCATTATTGTTGGAATTGATACAAAGATTGGTGATTTGTTTGTATATTTTCCATTAGAGTCTCAGATTAATGATGAATTTATTTCATTTTTTAATGGGTATTCTGATGCAGAATCTAATTTGGATAAAACCAAGAAGGGATTCTTTGGAAAGAAGGGAAGAGTTAAGGCGACCAGACTGAGGGGAGAAATTAGCGAGGGATACCTTCATCCCCTTTCTTCTTTCAATACATTTCTTGCCGAAAAAGGCGTCAAATTCCAAGCTACCGAAAATAATATTGGAACCGAATTTGATTCAGTTGGTGACTTGTTGATTTGCCAAAAATATATCATCAAACAAAAAGGAGAACCGGGATCAAGAAAACAAAAAGAAGCAAAGGTCTTAGAAAGACTTGTCGAGGGTCAGTTGCGTCTTCACGCAGATACAGAAGCCCTTAAAAAGAATATGCATAAGATTAATCCTGATGATTTTATTTCAATTTCTTATAAAATGCATGGGTGTAATTTTACTTTTGCAAAAGTTCTTTGCAAAAAGAAGTTGAACATTTTCGAGAAGATTCTCAAAAAATGCGGCGTTAATATTGTTGATAAAGAATACGATTGGTGTGCTGCGAGCCGCAGGGTCGTGAAAAATATCGAAGGAGAAAAAGAGCATCAACACTTTTATTCTTATGATGTTTGGACAGAAGCGATGCACAAAATCAAAGACAAAATCCAAAATGGATACACTTTGTATGGAGAGATTGTTGGGCATCTTCCCTCTGGATCAGCAATTCAGGGATTATATGATTATGGTTGTAAACCAAATGAATACAAAATCTTTGTGTTCAGAATAACTTATACGACGCCTGATGGCAGCGTGATTGAACTTACCCGCCCTCAAATCGATAGATATTGTGCCAAATATGAACTAGAGACCACCCCTCTTTTTTACTACGGTCGCGCAGAGGGGGTTTATCCCGAACTGGATGTAAAAGAACATTGGCACGAAAACTTCTTAAACAATCTTATTAGAGATTATAATGAGAAGGACTGCTTCATGTGCCGCAATAAAGTTTCAGAAGAAGGGGTGGTATTGGCAAAAGACGGCTTGACATTTGAAGCTTTCAAGCTTAAGAGTATTAGATTTCTTGAAGAAGAAACAAAGCTACTAGATAAGGAACAAACAAATATCGAAGATGAGAATTGAATTGCCAAAGTTATTTGAAGAACCCGTTTTCGTTGACTTTGATGTTGATGAAAAGAAGAGAAGAATTTATTTCACTTGGGATTTCGGAATGACAGAAGATTTTTCACTTGATATGATCTTCTTGGGTATCTACAGAATTGACGACCCGACGAAAAAGGTCATTAGACTTTGCGAATATGATTTAAACCATGCATTTGAGCATTTGCAAGAAGATCCAAATTATAGAGCTTATCATTGGGCGCTTTATGGAAATCTAAAAGATAGAAAGTGGATTAAGAATGATTCCCTATAATCAAAAATACTGCATCTTTGACTTCGAAACAGAGGGGTTGAATTTGAAATATAGTCGCCCTTGGGAATTGTCTTACATTCTAACAAGTGGATCGAAAGTAGAAAAACAGGAACAAATCTACATCGATATTCCTGATTTAAATTTGTCGAAGGAAATCATTGAACTAACCTCTTTCGATAAACAAAAATATGAAGCCAAAAAGGTTATTCCAGAAACGGCTTGGAAAAAGTTTTCGAAATACCTCTTTGATCAAGACTACATTTTAGTTGGGCAAAACATCTTAAGATTTGACGTTTATATGATTAAGATCTTGGCTGATATTGTGAATGAACCTCTGGACTTTTCTTTCATGAACAGAATGCTTGATACCCGCCCTCTTTACCTTTCTTATAAAGAAGGGTTGGATAGGCCAAAAAACTCTTCTCTTTTAGAGTGGCAATACAAAATTCTTAACGACAGAACCATTAAAACAAAATCAAGCCAATTAACAATGCTTAAAGCTTTTGGGATAGATTTCGACAAAAATCTCTTGCACGATGCCCTTTATGATTGTAAAATGAGCTTGGAAATTTTCCTTCAACTTAAAAAAACACTAAAACTATGACAGTATACGAAGCAAGAAAACAGGGCTACAAAGTTAGAGTTAATCACGTTAGAGACCTAGAGTATATTCTAGACCCAAATAGTCTAGAGGGACCATACATTAAAGCCTTCCCAGTTGTTTCTCCAAAAGGAGGTAAGACAGTTGTTGAAGTCAGAGACCTAGAAGGTAATGAAAAATTTGGAGTAGCTTATTGCCACAAACAAGACAATTATAACAAGAAGATCGGAACCAAATTAGCTCTCGAAAGAGCATTGTCTCCTCTAAACGATTGACGCATGTTTGAAGATTTTTCAGACTACGATGACTGCGAACCCGCTGGACTTGAATTGCCAAAAATTCATTTATCAGATGAAATGCTTCAAAGTCTTGATTTGCAAAAGGACGCTTCTTCGAAAGAAATCTTGAGCAGATTAATTAGACTTGGCATTCAAAAAAAGGGTATCGATAAACTTCCAAATAAACAAGAATATTTCGCAAGAGCTAAACAAGAGCTAGATACTTTCGAAGAATTGGGTTTTACTGATTATATTCTGTTAAATTGGGATATTGTCAAATTTGCCAAAGAATCCAACATTCCAGTTGGAGAAGGAAGAGGAAGTGCCGCCGGAAGTCTAGTATTGTATCTTTTAGATGTTGTAGAAAAAGACCCTCTGCAACACAGCCTTTTCTTTGAAAGATTTGTCAGTAAAAATAGAGCAAAGAAGATAACAGACAAACATGGCAAGGTGTTTCTCGACGGGTCTTTGGCTCCAGACGTAGATACAGACGTATCTTATGATCAAAGACAATTGGTGATTGAATATATTGAAAATACACATGTAGGAAAAACATCCAAAATCCTTACATTCAACACCCTTTCTTCAAAACTTCTAATCAAAGAAGCTGTCAAATATTTCGACAATTCTTCAGAAGAAGAGGCAAACAGAATCTCTTCCATGATTCCCAAAGAACATGGCATTGTTTCTTCTTTACAGAAAGCAAAAGAAACAGAGGGAGAGTTTCAAGAATGGTGCAACAAGAATCTTAAGATTTTTAATATTGCCAAAAAAATTGAAGGCTTAAACAAAAATACAGGAGTTCACCCATCCGGTATTGCTATTTGTTCCCAAAACATCAAAAACGTTGTCCCTCTACAATTGACAAAAGAAGGAGAACTGATCTCTGGATATGAGATGGATGACGTTGCGGATTTGATGGTTAAGTTTGATATCTTGGGACTTAGAACCCTTACTATCGCAGATAAGTGTTGCGAAAAAATTGGAATAAAACTTTCTGATATCGATTCTGAAGACCCATTTATTTATGAAGTCTTACAGGATTTCAATCATCCTTGTGGGTTGTTTCAAATTTCTGCTGACACAAACTTTGAAGTAACAAGAGCAGTAAAACCTGATAATTTATCAGAACTGTCTGACGTTGTTGCTTTGGCTAGACCGGGAGCGTTGGACTATGTTGATCAATATGTCCAGAATAAAAATGCGCCTAGAGATCTAGATTTGCATAGAGAGTTGGATGCTATCCTTTCTTCTACAAAAAACACAATTTTGTATCAAGAGCAGTTGATGAAAATTGCGAATAAGGTTTTCGGTTTGTCTCTTGAAGATGCCGAAACTTTAAGAAGAATTGTCGGGAAGAAGAAGGTGGACGAAATGCCAGCATGGAGGGATAAGATTTTTGACGCTGGAGCAAAAAGCGGGTTATCAGATGATATTTGCGAATTCTACTGGAATAGTTTGGAAGCAAGTGCAAATTATAGCTTCAACAAATCTCACAGTATTTGTTATGCATCTCTTGCTGCAAAAACAGTATATTTAAAATACAAATATCCTCAACAATTTTTCTGTTCAATTTTAGAAGTAGCAGAATTTGAGCCAGAACCGTTAAAGGTTATTGCCGAAGTTTGTAAAGAACTTCCTTATTTTGGAATTGAATTACTCCCCCCTAGTTTAGAGAAATCGGAAATGAATTTCTCTATCGAAGATAGAAATATTAGATATGGTCTTTCCTGCATCAAGGGAATCTCCGAAAAGAGTAAAGAGAGGTTGAAAGACTTCATGGAGAAAAAGCCATCCAACAAGCTTGAAGTGTTCCAAGCCGCTCATGAGGCAAAGATCAATATCGCCGCCCTGTCGTCACTTATCTACGCAGGAACGCTTGGTCTAGTCAATCGTTCGCGAACCGTTCTTGAATCACAGGCTTTTAATCTTCTTACCGAAAGAGAGAAGAGAAACTTCCTCAAATTAGGAGAAAGATATGGTTTTGATATATTGAATGCTTACGCTTCCGCACATAAGGATAAAGTAATAGCTGATGATGGCAAACTTCTTATCAAGGATTCAAGATTCGAAACATTCAAATCAAAAATTCAACCATTCAAAGAGTTATTTTTTGAGAATAAAAAGCATGAAAAATTATCGATTTGGTGGTTTGAAAAAAGACTCTTGGGGTATTCGTTTACCCACAAGTTAAAGGATTGTTTCGATTCTATTTCTGATTTGGTTGATTTGAAATCTGCAATAGAAGATAGAAATAGGGAACGATTTAAATTTGTTGCACAAATTGATGATTTCTTTATTAAGAAGTCTAGAAATGGAGCAAAATATGCAAAGATAGAATTCTCTGATGATTTTGGGTTATTAACCGGACTCATCGGAGATTTTGGTGACAGAGAAAACTTGACAAACTTCCTTTTATCGAATAAATTAGACAAGGAACAAATCGTTGTAGCGAATGGCTCTTTCTCAAGAGATGGGGAAACAGTTTTTATCGAAACAATGAGATGTATCAGCGAAAAAGTCTATACCAAATTAAAACAACTGAATGAAAAATAAACAAATTGAACTTCTCTTAAATCTTTCCAACGAAACTGCTGAAAAATATTCTCTTGGAGAAATTGATGAAGATGTTTTTTTTAATTCATTGTTAAACAGTCAAAGTCTTGGCATCGAAAGTATCTTTAAATGTTTAGAATTAAACTACCAAGATATTGTTAAATTTTCAAAGGCAATTATCTTTGAAAAAGAAATTAAAGGAACAAATAAAGAATTAACACAAAATGTTTTAACTTTGCTTGAAGAAGCTTTTCGCTTTTCAAAGGAAAGAGAAATTGATATTTGTTTTGTTTCTATGCTTCGTATGTTCTTTTTGCTTGAATATGGTCAGATTGTAAAAACGATTCTTACCTCAATGAAGAAAGAAGAGGTGGTTGCAGTTTGTGATTCGTTTCTTTATGATGAATCCGATATTTTTCCCATCCAACTAAAGCATAATGAAGATGAAATTTCTTTTGGCGATTTTTCAAACAAAATCTTCTTAAAGAAGAATGAAGAAGACCCAATTTTATCAAGATTTGCTGAGAATCTTAATTTGAAAGCTTTAAATGGAGAGTTCGACAATCTTATTCAGTTCAATGATATTATTGATGAACTAACTACCGTTCTTTGCAAGCAGAAAAAGCCAAATGCAATTCTAATTGGACCTGCTGGTGGAGGAAAAACAAGTAATGTCGAATTGCTTGCTAAAAAAATAGTAGAAGGAACTGCACCAGAACTTCTTTTAGACAAAGTTATTTATAGCGTAAGTCTTTCTGACATGGTTGCCGGGACTCAATTTAGAGGACAGTTTGAAGAAAGATTGAAAGAATTTACAACACACGCAAAGAAGTGTTCCAATTTGATTTTGTTTATTGATGAAATTCATACATTGGTCGGCGCTGGTGGTTCTCGTCAAAACGATCTTGATGCGAGCAACATCTTGAAACCCGCCTTAGCTAGAGGGGAAATCTCCTGTATTGGAGCTACAACAATCAATGAATATAACAGGGTTATCAAGAAGGATACGGCTTTAGATAGGCGTTTCGAGAGGATTATTGTAAATCCCCCTTCTTTTTATAAAATGCAAGAGATTTTGCCACAAATAATCTCTTTCTATGAAAAGTTCCATAGCACTAAATATTCAAAGGAATTTGTGGAAAACCTGATTCCAATGTGCGAGAAATATATGCCTAATCGACATTATCCAGACAAAGCTGTTGATATTATTGATTATTGTGGAGCATTGGCTAAGGTTGATTTTTGGAGACTTTCCCCGGAAATCAAAGAAATGGCTGAAACTGCCCAAAAGACAGGAAAAGAAGAAGATGCTCTAAAGCTTGAAGAAATGATGAACAAGTGGGGTGAGAAAATGATTTTTGACGAATCAGAAGTTACAATAGACGTTTTAAGAGCTTATTTTGATAAAAAGGTAAACTTCCTACATCAAAAAGAAAACATCAAGAATCTCCCTTCTTTCTTAAAGGAAAGGATCGTTGGTCAAGACTCTTTTATTGATACATTTATTAAAAACCTCAACACATCAAGTTTGGGAATTGAAGCCCTAAATAAGAATAAGGCTCCGACTGTATTTTGTATATATGGTGAAAAGAATAATGGTAGATCGTTTTTTTGCTCAACCATTGCAGATTTCATCAAAATGAACAATGGCCTCGTCTTTGAATATAACGGTCTTGAATTTGATGCCATAGAAAAGGTTATTTCATCTGACGCAGATGGAAATTCTCTTGCCCAAAGAGCATCGATTTCCCCAAATAGCGTAATAATCATTGACGACTTTGACAAAATCAACGAAAAACAATGCGGAGTTGGGTTTAGACAAATCTTCAAAGAAGGAAGGATAACAAAGAGTGATGGTGAAATTTCAGATTTTTCAAATATGATATTCATTATTTCTGCTCCTTCCAAGTCTTCTGGACTTCTTGGATTTGGTATTGAGAACAAAAATGATCAAGTAATGATTGATCAAGATTTGAGTAAATTTGTTTCTTATCAGATTAAGTTAGAAAACATTTCACTTGAATCCTTGAGAAAAATAGCAAGTGATTCTCTTACCAGAATTTCAAAAAATCTTGCGGAAAAAGGAATCTCCTTTTGTTATCCAACTCTTCAAGAGATTGAGGCAATTTCTGAACAAGCTTTTATTACAGAAAATAAAATAAAAACCTTGGAAAATAAGATTCAAGAACTTCTTAGAGAAAGAGGATTAATCTAATTCTCCCCTTTTTCTCAAAAATCCTAAATAATGAATAATATCTCCATGAGAATTCATTACAGGAAAACAGTGAGATTCTAACAATAGAACGTCTCCATCAACCGTTTCCATGATAATATCAAAAGATATTTCCCTTCCTTCTTCAAAAGCCCCCTCCCAATTTTCTTGAATTTTTTGGGTAAAACGTTTCCATCCAAATCCCATTAATTCTTCTTTGCTGCAACCAATCATCCGACAATAACATCTATTTACTGCAAAAATAAAGCCATTTTTATTACATTTAAATATAGCTTTATCTCCATTTTCATTTGCAATATTCATTTCCATTTCAATAATTGAAATTTTGGAATCAATTCTATTAATTGAATCTTTAATAGAGTGACCATGATTTGGTTGGAATTCTTTTGAAATAATATCAATAGATGTAAATACATCTTTTAAATATGCAACCCCTTTATTTAATGAAGTTAAAATTGGAAAGAATAGTTTACTCCATATAAAAAAAATAGCAGTAAAAGTTGTTGAAATTAAAATAATAGATTTAGAAATAGCATCAATACTCATTTCATATATAAAATATTGTGCAAAAACCATTGCTGCTAAAATTATTATAAAAATAAAAATTAAAATGCTATTTCTCATTTTGTAAATTTACACGAAAAAAGGGAGGCTTTTGCCTCCCATTTTTTTTGTCTTTAATTATTTTTGTTTTTGTTAATTAACACGAACAGTCTTTCCAGCAACAGTAATAGAATGAATCGAATTCTTAGAAAGTTTACGAACTTGATCTGAATTTCGATCCCAGACGTTAACATATGCAGGAGTAACACTCACAAGTTGAGCATTAATATTTTCACCCTTAATGGTTTCGATTCCGAAGAAACGCCCACGAAGGCCCGACAGTGTATTTTGCAATTGATTTCTCATATGTAAATATTATAGCATGTCTATGTAGAAAGTCAAGCGATTTTTGACAAAATTTTAGTTTACAAGAGCAATGCTAAACTCAGCATCAACATGTCCATTATTTGCATTAGCTGAAACAATATCTAATTTAATATCTGTTTTTGGAAGAAGCTTAATAGGAAAGGTAAGAAATCTTTCTACAGCGTCCGTAGTTCCAAAAGCATTTGAAGTTTGAGTTCTAAAGATTTTGCCAAATTCCCTTGTTTTTATTTTAGCATTAAAATTATGAGAAGAACTGCCATCAAAATGAGCAGACATTCCATAAGAAACTAAATAGCCTGTATAATTAGCGGGAATAGTATAAACAGCCATTAATGATTGGTTATCATTTGCATTAATTAGTAAGTAATTATAAACGACATTTCCACTTGGATGAATATTAACATTGCCAAGAAAATTAGTAGAACTATTATTATATGCTCCAAAAACTCTTGCCCACTTACCTATGGTATTTACATAGCCTGTTCCATTTAAATTTCCTGTCCAAGATTTTATTAAAAAGTTCTCATCCAAACCTTCTATTACTACTTGTTGCGTATCTGCATTGTTTGTAGAATGTATTTGAATACCCGTTCCTACATCTGGAGGAAATACATACGAAGAAGAACCTAACCAAACAGTTTCTGGAGAAGAATCAGAAGCAGAACTATCTACATCTTCATTGCATCCAAGTTGTCTTACAAAAGCAGACGCCGATTCAATTGCTGATTGAGAATTTAAGTTTGTTTGTTTTGTTTGTGGAACCCATTTTTCAAGTTGTTTGTCATAAATATAATTAAAAGGAATATTATTATTCCTATTAGGGCTAATTTCCCAAGCATCTTCTATATCAATAGGGATTGACATAAAAATCTTTACACTTTTATTTGAAATTAAGAAAATTGTCTCATATAATTAGACATGAGCGGAAAAAGAGGTAAAGAAATTAAAAAAATCATAGGTTTTGATAAAACAAATCCTCTTTTAAAGAGAGTTTATAAAAGACTCAAAAAGCACTATAATAAAATTCCTGCCAAGCAAAAAAGATTTTTCCTTGACAATTTATCAAACAATGCTATAATCAACACATATGAGTGATACTAAAAAAACAGATTGGAGAGAAAGAGAAATTGGCGCTCTTTGGCTTAAGGAAACGTCTAAGGGAGACAAGTTTTTCTCTGGAACAATTGATGGAAAAAAGGTTTCCATTTGGAAAAATAAGTTCTATGAAGAAGGTAGCGATCAACCTCGTTATCGCGTTTATAGAGATGAACTACAGCAAACTTCTAATGCTGCTTCAAAGCCAACACCGAAAAAGATCGTTCAAGAAGATGATTCTCCAGACATTCCCTTTTGATGACTGACGAAACAAAAATTAAGTCTTTAATTTTTGACGGACTCCTATGTGGTTTAACGCATCAGGAGTCTCTTTTTATTATTGATACGTTTCTTAGACAACAAGCAGATTCCATTTACGAAAAACTAAGTGTAGAAGAAATGGAAGAAATACTATTAAAATATGAAGATAAAGAATCAAATTAATGACTCTTTTTCTTTATATGAAAAAATTAAAGTCTATCTTCTTATAAAAAAATCCTTAAAAACAATGAATACTTCTAAACTAGCCTCTCGTAAATTATGGGTTACTATCGGTGGAGCAACGCTTGTTAGCGTTTCTACTGCAATCCTTCTGTCAATGGGTGTTTCTGAAGAAGCAACAACTCAATTAGTCGGTTGGGTAGCTAAAATTATCTTAGGATATGCTGGCGCTCAAGGTCTTGTTGATGTGGCTTCTGCGATTCAAACAGGCAAGAATATGGCCAAAAATTCTGATTAATAATCCAAACTAAATTCCGATAAACCCTACTCAATTTTTTTGGGTAGGGTTTTTTTGTGTATAAAAGTGTATGTCCACATATAATCTATTTTTGTCTGCGTCAGACGCCGATACTGCAATTACTAGATCTCATAGATTGTTTCACGATCAAGGATTAACAGGCGTTAATTTAAATCTGTATGGGGCAAACATCAATCATTGGGGAACAATTAATTCTACTGCACTTAATATAACAGGAGATATTGGAGAGCCTTCTTACATTAAACAATTAACTGGTGGTATAAGAGTTAATGGGCAGTCAGAATTTCAGTCAATAATTGGAGGCATAAGAGTTCAAGGAACATCATATATTCAATCTTTAACTGGTGGTCTTAATATTAATGGAAACATTTCTTCGGCTGGAAACATTTCCAATGTTGGAAATATATTAAATAATGGCTCAGTTACGATTAATGGTGGAACAAGGATTACTGGTGTTACAAATATAACTGGTGCAACAAATATTATTGGCAACACTTACATTAAAGGAAACTTCTTTAATGAAGGAACAACTGCAACAATAAGAGCAACAACAACTGCTATTTCTGGAAACACCCTTAATTTAAATGGCACAACCCTCAATTCTACATTTACAAATTTCAATCTTGGAGCTACAGCTTTAAACATTAACGCACAAACCCAAATACAAGGAAACACCAATGTTAATGGAACCCTATCTGTAAACGGAGTTCCCATTACTAATTCCAATATAACAAATGTTTCGAATTACTTTCTTACAGGAGGCGAATGTGTAGAAGCAATAAATGTTGGGGGAGGAGTTATTCAAGGAAGATATGCAGACTATGATCTTGTTTCAGCAAACGAAGGAAGTCCTACTGGGGTGGCAAGAGGAGAATATGCCATAGACCTTCAGATGGTAAGACAAAACACCTCACAGGTTGCAGCCGCTTCTGGAAGTGCAATATTAGGTGGCAGATGGAATGCCACTAAAAGAAGCACTTCTCAAGGTGATTGGGCAACCGTTGTTGGTGGGTTGGCAAATACGGGGCTTGGGCCAATATCGGTTATATTGGGAGGAAGTCAAAATGAAACAAGTTCGTATGCGGAACATTCAGTTGTTTTTGGAAACAGAGCTGTATCATACAATGATAATGAACTAGCTCAAGGAAATGGTTCTGTGTATGGTTATCAAAGAACTTGGCTTGTAGGAAATGGAAGCCTTAATACAGATGGGATTAATTTTGGTTCTGGGATATTTAATTGGGATCAAACAAACTTTTCTTATCCATACATATTAGCGGCTCCAAATAAAAGTATAAGCTTTTTTCTAAAAGGTTATGGGGTAATAAGTGGACCCAATACTGGTGTAATTTTAATGGAAGGAATTGGTTTCGCAGACGCTAATAATTTTTATGTTACAACAACTAGATCTCTTGGGGTTGGAGTTTCTTCAAATATTGTTTTTTTTACAGGTTCTAGAGAATCTGCTCCTTGGGCGGCTACTAATACTGCTTTTAAATTAGGTATTTGTAGTAATTCTGCTATTGGTGCAACATTTTCTGTTGCTGTAGATACTATTTCAAATAATCCCCTTCCAGAAGAAGACACAGGATTATTTGCAGCTATTGATCTTAATCAAAATCTTGATGTGTTATTTTCATAATGTTTGAAAAGAAAATAATAATGTGCGGTCTTGCTAATAATAAGACTTCTTTAGGAGAAGTTTTTAGGAGGGAAATTGATTGTTTTAAAAGTTTTTCAAATCCAGACGTTTTTGATTTACAAGAGTTTGCACATACAAATACAGCAAAGATTGATCTATTCCCACAATATAAGGGACCATTTAATCACGATATTAAATATTTTCATCCACCATTTGGATTATATAATAATATAAAAAAACAAACAAATCCTCTCCCAAGAGATGTTAATAAGAAAAAGATTGGTTATTTTGTTTGGGAAAGCTCAGAATTACATCAATTTCAACAAGAGGTTCTACAAGATTTTGATGAAATATGGACAGCAAGCCATTATTGCAAAGATATTTTTTCTCAATATATCGATGAAAAACTTATAAGGATAATACCCCACCCCATTGTTTTTCCAAAAAAACCTAAAAAATATGCAAAATTTACAATTTTAATTATTGGAAACATATCATCAAATATTGATAGAAAGAATTTTGAAGCAAATTTAAAAGTTGCAAAAATAATAAGTAAAAAATATAAAAATATCAATATAATTTTAAAAACGACAACATTTAATTCTGAAGAAAAGAAGAAGCTTAAAGAGCTTGTTGCTGGTTATAGGCTTAAAATAATAGATGATTATTTGTCAATAGAAAATGTTCAAAAATTAATTGGAAAATGTCACATGATTTTGTCTTTGCATCGTTCAGAAGGGTTTGGGTTAACGTTGGCAGAGGCATTATCTGTTGGAACAATTCCTGTTGCAACTGGATATTCTGGAAATCTTGAGTTTATGAAAAACAAGGAAACCCTTGTTGATTATACTTTGGTAGATGTTAAAGATAATTATTTCAAAGGACAATGGGCAGAACCAAATATAGATGATTGTATTGACAAAATCGATAATATAATAAAAAGAGGAACAACAATTGATTCTATACAATTTTTGTCATATTCAAATATTTCCAAACTTATATTAGAAACCTTACAAAATGATTGATTTTAATAAATTATTATTTAGAGACAGGACTAGCGATGAAAACGTTTTCAATAATGTATTCAAAAAAAATGAATACAATTTGAAAGAATTACCAGAAGAAAGCGTGGTTATAGATATTGGGGCGCATATTGGTAGTTTTTCTTTAAAAGCATTTGAAATGGGTTCTCGTAATATTTTTGCATTTGAAGCCAATACGCATAATTCATTAATATGTAAATACAATTGCGAACCATATAATATAAAAGTTTTTAATAAAGCTATTAGGGGGAATAAAAAAATGGCATTTGTTTCGAGCCGTTTTAATAGAAAAGACTTACCCGAAATTATTAATTATGGAGGACTGAGTATTGCTTTGGGTAATGACATCGAAGTAATAACTTTAGAAGAAGTCTTATCTTCCGTTGGGGGGAAAATAGATGTTTTAAAATTAGATTGTGAAGGCTCCGAATATCCTATTATTTTTGAATCAAACAAAAATGTATTTAATAATATCAAAAGCATAATTGGAGAAATTCACCCCGGTTCATTGCCAATAAATTTTTGCGAAGGCTTTATAAATAGTGCAAGTAATTTTGAACAATATTTACAAGAACAAGGGTATGAAACAAACTTTAAAGTTAATCCAGAAAACGGTTTCGGACATTTCTTTTGTTTTAAATAAAGATGAACTATTTAGTATATACCCCCTATAGATGCGGGTCTAGTTTTTTAACGAGACTAATACAAAAAAACCTTAACGAAAGGAGCGTCATCTTCTTAAAAGATATAAACAAAAACACCCAACAAGAGGATTTCTTAATAAAAGGACATAGAGAGGATCTTTCTATTCTTGGAAACAGAAAAATAGATTATTTGTTCACCTCTATAAGAAAGCCTACGGATATTTTTATTTCTGCATTTTTTAAAGACATAAAAGAGAAAGATTATCCTTATTATTACCCTAACGATATTTGTAAAGAAAATACAAAGGATATGATGGATTTTTTTCTTTCTATTCCTTGGGAAGATTATGAGTGGTTATCTTATGAATTTAATTTTAAACAAATTGAAAACTTAACTTCGATAAATTTGTGGCAAGAAGATTTTGATAAAAACAGGGGATTTAATAAATTCGTTAAAAAAGACACAACATTAATTGCGACAACTCATGAG